AATGGAAGAACACCAACGCCGGGCTGTTCGGCTCCAGCGTACGAAGATGGCGGCGTGATTCCAGCCCCACGTAAAATCCGATCTATGAGTGTTTGGGCCGTGGAAGATGGCGCTGTCTGCCGTGAGCCATAGCGAGCAATGTCAGCATCCGCACCGATCCGCGCATTCGTCAGACTCGTGTTCGCTGCCACGTCCGCATTGCGCCGAGATGTGTTGGCCCCAATCGAAGCTTCAGCCAATCCATAATCACCGCGCAGTTTCGCTTCTTGTAGCGCCAACTCTCCTTGCGCTGCGATCTGTTCCAGCTTGGCTTTGTTCTCGGCGCTGAGCCGTTCCATCTGGCCAGATTGTTCCAAGCGCAATAAATCCTTGGCCTGTCGTCCGCGCTCCACAAGTTCGAACGTTTGCTGTTGCCGATTCAGGAACGGTTGCAGTGCATCGAGTCCAGCAAGGTTGCGCTTGTCGATTTCGGATTGGCGCAGCAGTGATCCTTCCGCTGCCGCCATGCGACTGCCTTGCACTCCACCAGCCACAGCGCGTTCAGCCGATGTCTGATCCCATTCGCTTGTGTCTGGGTGTTGGTTAAGCAGGCCGGAAATCACGTTCAAGCCTTGGCCAGCGATTCCACCGCCTGTGCCGCCCGGTGCCCATGCTGGTCCCGTAGCCAGCGGATTGTATCCGCCGCCAGAAAGGATGTCCGGCACTCCGATTGGCCCCGGCGCTGAAGGAGAAGCAACGCCACTGGTCGAAGTGCCGGAGGTTGTTCCCGGCAGACTGCCAAGAGCCTGCCCGGGGTAAATCTTCTTGAACATCTCTACAGCCTTCAGCGGATCAGTGGCAGCAATCGTAGCGAGATATGGAGGCAACGATGCAGCGAGGCGACTTTGCGTCGAAGCTTGCAGCGGCGACTGTGCGGCCTTGGCGCGTTCCTCAGCCTGCTTGCGTTCCCACGCCGGTCCGAACATTGGAATCTTCAATGTTCCGTACTGTCCTTGAGTTGTTGCGTATTCAGCAGCCATAAATCAGTTCGAGTAGTTTGGCAGCACGGAACCGGAGTTACCCGGGGCTAGCAATCGTCGCAAGATGGCTTGCACATTCGAGGAGCCATTCGAATTTCCACCCGATGCCGTGCGGCCCATCAACGTCGCGGCGTTCACAGGCTGCTGTAACGGCGCTGCCTGTGAACTCACATTCACTCCACGAATAGCAATTCCACCCGGTTCGGTTGACGGCGTGAGCGGCGTCATGCTCGGCGGCGCGTAGTTTGGTAGCATTCCACCTGTGGGCAAAGCAGTAGCCGCAGCGGACGTAAGCGGCTTGCTCTTGGCCAGCATGTCGCTGAACATGTCGTTACTCAATCCGCGTGGCGGTGCGATTCCGGCTTGTGTTGGCATAGTCCTAAATCATTGTGCCGATCAGTTTCTTTTCCAAGTGCGCCGTTCCGAATGGTGCAAATACGATGGCTGGCCCAGTGACGCCAAGGTAATGATCCATTTCCTGACGCAAGTAGCGGATGGCGTTGTTGTGCTTGAGCAAACTCAACGCTTGTGATTCCTGCCCGTCCTCGCGGCTCTTTTTGATCGACTCACACTCGGCAATGAGCGCGGGCATGTTTCCGATAATCAGGAAATCGCTCGGATTCTTCACCGGCACAAACTCGTACTTCAGCATGGCCGTGACTTGCGCCAGTTCCGTATCTCCATCCAACGGACAGCAGCATTGCGATGGCAACCCGTTGAAATAATAGCGGCGATAGGCCGGGTTTGTTTCCCACGGCTTGTAACGTGCAAGCAGTGATTCGTCTCCGGTGTCGTTGTCCACCTGAGTCACGCGCATGTCTCCGAACGTCATGTCCTTGGCCACGTTCTTGAACGCGGTGACGATGTAGCTGGTTTCGACGTATGGTTGATCGAGCGTGAGATAGAAGCCGTTCACAGGATTCAGTGCGTCCTGAGTGTAGATGCCAACTTCGTTCTGATCGAGCGCCTGACTGAACAGGATTCGTTTACCAACATCGCGCGCGTCTGTGGGATAAACACGGATCAACTGGTTTGTGTCGTCCAGATCAAACGCAGTTGAATACGTGCCGCGATCATACACCTGCAATGGCCCTCCGCAGCCATCGCGTGGACATGTTGGCGATTGCAACCCGATCCCGGCGAACAATGTCTCGTACCATTCGTTCTGAATGTTCCACGGGGAACGGCAGACATCTACGTTGGCCACGCGCGCGAATTGTGGCGGCAAGGTGAGATAAGGATCAGCGCGATCCACGTTGAACACCACCTTTTCCCATCCGCCCCACCAGCCAGTATCGCGTCCGGCAATGATGAGTTGTTCCTGCGCCAGATTCACCAGCGCAGCGAGACGCGGCAGATCACCAGCACAAATCCCGAGCGATTCCTGCGGAGCAACATCGGCGAAGTTTTGAAGCGTCTTGCGCATTGGCTATAGAGTTACACTGACTGACGATGGAATCGCGAGAGAATTCGGGTTGTAGATCAGGGCGTATTCACCGAATGGACATGCCGTGTCGCCGCCAGTGCGTTCATATCTGCACGTGTTTTGATAACCGGCTATGAATGGGAAAATGTTACATCGGTACACTCCAAATACCGGAAGGACTTCCATTTGAAGGCTAAGTCCGTGCGGTGGGATCAGACTGTAGGTAGCCCATGTGCCCGGGCTTGTTAGAGCTAGTGTCGCGCTCGCAGGTAAATCGTCCGTAACTGAGTTGTAAGCAGCGGCGGCGGACGAACTGTGAATTTCCAGCAACGACGGCCAGCTTGGATCATCGCATGGATTGTTTGCAGCCACGGTAAAAGTGAAATCCTTCATGCAGGACAATGGGGCGTATGGCGGAGTGGAATCCAGCACTCGAACTGTGATGGGAAAGCTACCCGATTCGGTAGGTGTTCCTTGAAGCACGCCTGCTTCCGTGAGTGTCAATCCAGCCGGAAGATTTCCTGAAATCACTGTCCATTGCTGCATTTCTTGATCTCCCGAAGACGAAAAGAAGTTGTAAACGTAGGACATGTTGATGACGGCTTCATCAATTGGAGACGTGTTTATGATTGAGAACACTACGATGGTGTACGCGTGAGTTGCGTAGTTGCCGGTATCTCCAACCAGTTTGACTGTGAATGTGAACGAGCCTGCCGCCGTGGGTGTGCCGGACAGCACCCCATTGGCGAACGTCATCCCAGTCGGAATAGTTCCTGACGCGATGCTCCATGTGCGTGAAGACGGTATCTGGCCAGAGATTGAGATATTGAATGTGGCTGCTTCCGAAATACAAGTCCGCTTGGCCACATCGTCACCAAGGCAGAACCGATGCACCATAGCCTGAGCGCAGGCATAGCTGTACGCCATTGAGTTTGCTTGCGCTGCGTTGTTCGCGCGAAATACACCGCCCGGAACAGCATAGGAAAATTGTCCACCTTCCGGGCAATTGATGGTGCAAACCTGTGTGCCATTGAATGCGGATGAACGTGGAGTGGGCGTTGGATTGTCTCGGCCTTCAGCACAGAGTAGCGCTGCTACATCGCAAGCGAACTGAGACGCCAGTGCATCAGCGTCACCCTGAGTGAGTCCAAGGAACATTCCGGCGATTGTCGTGTAGCTCACCGTACCGTCATTGCATGTCACTTCGCAGGTTTGAGGCGTGCTCGGGAATAGTTCCGGTACTGGGCTGCCGTCACAGATGATCTCAGCTACGTTACAGGCGAAGGCTTCGGCGAGCGCATCAGCAGATTCCTGCGTCAGCGCAATAAAGGAGCCGGATGCCACCGTGTAGGTGATTGATTCATCCGTGGAGCAGGCGCACGTTGTTTCCTGACTGTAGAAAACGTCGTAGTTGTCGCACTCACGCGCGGCGCATAGTTCCGCCAGTTCAGTTGTCTCCGCTTCGCACACTGCCGGGATTACATCAGGCTCAGCACAGCCGTAGAAGAACCCCGGCACACGCCTTGAATCGACACCTTCCGCGCTCAGATTCTCGAATGGAGAATCGTCGCACGGACAGTCAATGACATTCGGGCACGGAAAATTCACTTATTTCGCGGCTGTTTTAGCTGCTGTTCCAGCCGCTGCGCCAAAGGTTGTGCCGAGTTCTTTCACGAACCTAGAGTTCGCATCTACCAGCGCCGCAGCTCCCGCGTAACTCTTGTCGATCACTACCGGGTCGTTGAGTCCGGTTACTGAGCCGATGCTGAGCTTGGAAAAATTCGTTGAGTTTGTGGTGACACTCATCACGACGAATTCCAGATTCGTCAGCGCCGTCTGTTTCTTCGTGTCGATCACGAATGGCACACCGCCAACGTTCCCGCTGAAATGGTTGCTCGGCACTGGATTCATGCAGCCGCAGCAGGCGAGCAGCATAGCGAAGCAAAGTGTTTTCATATTTTCGGAACTTTCACGTCTCGTACTTGGTCCCATACCCCAAATGCTGAAAGCACCAAGATGATGGCAACCACGATCACCACGATATTGATGATTAGTTTGATGGTGGAGTTTCCCGGTATTTTTGTGTTCACCAGCCAGAGCACTCCAGCCAGCACCAACAAGATTACGATCAAGGCAATTACGCTCATTTTTATTCCTTTTGTTTTTCTGTGTTATGCGAACAGCGGTGAATCCGCTGGTGTTTGAATCAATCTGAAATTTGGATGGGGCGTCGGCAAGAGATCGAATTGCCCTGAGTAAAGATCGAACGCATCGGGCCTTCCGAAGCTTCGAACGCCGCCAAGCGTGCTGTCGCTCACGGTGAATAACTCGTACGGCGGCCTTGCGTTGCCGTCGTTGGCTATGACGCGCACGAATCTTCGTGGATGCTGCGTTGTCTCGATGCTTTCATCCCAAGCCAATACGATATGCGTTGCCGTGCGTGAGATCGTGATGCTGGCAACCTGTTTGTCGCCGCAATCTTCATCGCTGCTTTCGAAAATCAGCAGCGAACTGGACTCTGTTGGCGTGTCGCACGATACGAGCACGATATGTGGCTGGAAAGTAAGTCCAAACCAGCCTTGGTACGCGAGCAAGATCACGCCTTTCTCTTTATCTGGAATGGCGCACAACTCCGGCAGTTCTCCATAACTAGATTTTCTGCCATCGCGGGGCACCCCATTGTGAATCGGGATCGCAGATATGTAGCGCGGCGTCATTGTTTCCATCACCAAGCCGCTGGCATATTCGCGCCACAAAGAGGCGGTCACTGCTTGTCCACCATCGCCGACATCGAATATCCAGACGCGGCCCGTAACCGGATGTTCTGCCAGCGCGTGTTGATGCGCCGATGGAGTGCCATTGCCAAGCTCGACGTGTCCTTGATTCATCCATGTCCCAGAAGGTGTGCGATAGGCCAGTGAGAAAGCTCCATTGGGAAGATTCTCTGCGGCGGCTACGACAACTGCACCGCTGGTGAGCCGAATCGAGAATGCAGTCTGCGCATTGTCCGTAAGCACTGTTTGACGGCTCATCAACTTAGCCGTGAGTGGCAGTGGTGAATCAACTCCGATCAGGGCGTATTCCAGCGCCTCACGTCCGGCGATGACTACCAAAGTATTGACCGCAATGAGTTGGAAGCTGTGAACGACTGCGCTTATTCCTTCCAACGCAACCTGAGAAGTGCGCCCAGTGTCGTCGTAGAAAACTGCTCTGCTGTCCGCCACGAATGCGCGGATAGTTCCAAGCACGGAGATCATTTCGCGATGATTCGGTGATCCGAATGGCAATTTAGTGCTGTTCACCCAACCCAGCGCCTCCAATGAACCTGAAACCGGATCGGTGCATTTGCTGTCGATCTGCGCTTGCAGCGCCGCGATAGCAGCGTCCACATAAGCCTTAGAAACCATCGGTTGATCGTTAGCAAACAAGCCGTCTTGTTTGAAAACGTACGGTGTGCCACCCACGTTTATGGCAAAACGTCCCGCTGGGTCTTTTGTCGTAAAATCGAAATTCGTCTTCGACGCCACATCGATTCTGGTCGCGCTTAGAATCAAGCGCATTAAGGTCATCTCGTCGCCACCAAGTTCGAGATCACACTGATCGCCGTTCTCGAAACGAAAGGTGACTACGCTCTGGCCTTGCGGGTTCTTCAAACGCAACGCACGTGTACCAGCATGATCGAACACCAAGGCGGGCTTGCCATCAATGGTGAACGCGAGCGATCCCGTGCCACTAGGAACAGCTAACTCGACACGTTCGTTAGGGTTAAGCGGTGAAACAACCAATTTGTTCGTCGCGCTGTCGTAGTTAAATGTGCAACCCGGAATCTCTATCGGTTTCGGTGGTGGCATTATGGTTCCTTTGGTTTTTCTGTTTCTACGATTCCTGTTTCAATGGCTACCTGTGATTTTCTTTCGTTTTCTGCTTTGGCGGATAGTCGCGCCATTGTGTCGTTAAGGAAAGCATCAATCACGTTCCACATGGCCCCAAGTGCAAGCACACCGGCGACAAACTTCTGGGTCGGCGTGAACACCTCCCATTCCGCCCCGTTTAGCGTGCCTACGACGGACAGCAGTAGAGCCATCAGCGCTTTACCTGCACACTTGGCCAGCGGAAGTTTCCAGAACAGGAGCCGCTCCACGAGCGACCCCTGGCTCTGGTTTAGCTTTCTAAGTGTCTCAGTATCTCCGGCCATTATTGCACTGGCGGTTGTGCTGGATTCAACGCGGTGTTTAGCGCTTCCGTCAAAAGCGTGTCGCTTTTGGTGTTCGCCTGCACTGCCGTAGCCAGAGTGAGCAATTGCGCGTCCGTGGCACCTGGAGTGCCAAGTCGCACGATGGCTTCATTGACTACCGCTGTGAGTTCTGTCTGTGCTGTTGCAGCTTGATTAACTGCGTCCGTGAGTGTTTCTAGTGCTGTCATAATTTCGTGTTTCCAATGAGAATCGCGTCTTCCGAACTTGCGCAGTTCCGAAATAAATTCCCGGATTGCTTTCGCCAGTTCGTGCTCGTAATTCATCGTGCCATAGTCTCCTTTATTCATTGCGGTGGCAATGGGCCATTCACCCCATGCTTGTCCGCCTCTTCCTTCATCCCGGCTGCGTGTGCTGCCTTCGCTTCGGCGGCGGCAGCTTTCTCCGCATCCAGCTTGAACTCAGTCAGACGGCTGTTCAAATCTTTGTGGACGCCTTTCACCTTCTGGCCAACCCAAAGCGTCACGAGTGTGCCAGAGAATGAAAACACCGCCGTCAAGATCAGTGGCACCGAGCGAATCAATTCAAGTTGCACTTGCTCTGTCATAATTTCCGGCGTTCATCCAGGATCGCCTGAAGTCGAACCGTGTTCTCTCGAAGAGAGACAGCTACCAAGTCCAGCGTATCCATGCGTTTGGAGAATTCCATCTGGCGCATTTCCAGCACCGTCAGTGACGTTTTGAAATTCGCGTAGCATCCGATGAGAGTACCCACAATCATCACCCACGACACGACGCTGCCCAAGCTGATCTCCCTGCTGAACGTGACGTTTCTCATAGCTGTTCATTCTGATCCTGTAGTGACTTACCGTACTTTCCCCGGGTTGACGTGATTCGGCAATCCGGTAAATGGTGCGCCATGTCCGACAAACTCCTCATCACGCTCCTGTTCGTCATGTCGTTCGATCCGTTCACGGTTGGCGTCGTTACGCTGTGCGGATTGGTTGCTGTTGCTAAACGGATTCATTCAATAGCCCTGAAGGTGCCACTTTTGTTTTAAGTGCGCCTGTACGTTGGCGCGTTCGTTTTGGGTCAGCACAACACTCCACAAGATGACTTCGCAAAATTCTGTCCACGAATACGGCCCACCACCAGTATCTCGACCTGCGCCAAACATGTATCTGTCTGCTGATGCGCTTGCGGCGCGAGCACCGAACACATTAGTGCTGTCAGAATAAATAGACGTTGTATCCAACCGAATCACAAAACTGCTGGCAGGCGTACCGCTGCTTGAACTACTCAATACGTTGTAAAGCCTAAACGTGTTGGACATGTTCACCCCCGGCGAAATAGCATCTCGTCGAACGGTAGTGAAGAATGTTTCGTAAATCTTTTGGTCGCTGAAATAATTCACATAGGAACTCCCGATGACTGTAGGAGTTTGAACACCCCAACACCACACACCGTTCAAATTCGCGCCATCATTAGGTGCGGGATCGTAAAAGTCACGCATCACCACCATCATTTCAGTGTTGGACCTACCGAAGAATATGTTGGTGTTTAGATTGAACATCGCCCCTGTACGGGTCATCACGCGGCGCGCGGGCCATTGCAGTGGGTTCACCGCCGCGCTGTTCGACATGATCGGGATTAGCGAGGCGTTTCCGTTGGTGAAGTCGAACAAGTTCGACGACCAGTCCGGCCAAAGATTTACGGTCGCGCCCGATGGCGGATTTGTGCCGCTATTGATCCTGTCCGCCCGCACCCAAAAGATCAGGGACTCAGGACGCGGCGGACGCCAGTCACCCCAATTGATGAACGGTAGTGGACCAGCAAAAGCAGGCACGCACAGTAAAGACAACAACCACTTTTTCATTGGAAAAATTGCAGCGCCACTGCGTTGAAGTTTGTCTGGTATGGGCCGACGCGCATGGAAATCACGTCGATAGCACCTTCGTTCGTTGTGATTACCGGAGCCATTCCGAAGCTCCATTTTATGTGTGAGTCGTAAAACACCTTGTACGATCCTGGTGCTCCCTGAATCACGTCTATGTTGATGCTCTTGGTGAGTGGTGTTGCGGGCCAGTTTGTGATGATAATCAGAGCGTTCGTGGTCAACGTAAGTCGGAAAGCATTGGCGGATTGAATATCCACAATGACGTTCGTGTCGCTGAATGCCAAGTCTGCTCGGTGCTCCAAAAAGTTTGTGGAAACAATAATGGCGAAGTTGCTGACACTGTTTCCAACGTTATTTACCAATTGAGTGACAGTCGTGGCTGAAAGTGTTTGAAGAATCACGTCCACTTTACCTCCGACGCCATTGGATAAAGTCACGCCAGCAGTTGGGTTGTAGATGAAATTTAAGTTCGTCGGAGAATTCGCCACATTCACTCCATTGCTCCATACGCCGGTTATGGCGGATGAAACGGTGGCGCTCATTGTTTCTGAACCGTCATTGTTCGTAACTACGGTTACGCCAGTGCCAGGTTTAACCAGTTCCCCAATAGTTCGGCCAACGACATTGCTTTGTCCTCCACTAAACAACACTCGATTTGTCGTCATCGAGAACAGGAACAAAGTCTTTGCAATCTCTGTGTTACCGTCGAAGTCCACACCGAACCTGTAGTTGCCAAGTGTTCCCGGTGGGCCATTGTAAATTCCGGCCAGAAGTCCGCTTGTATGGGCCTGAGAAGTGCCAAGCGTGTACGCAATCGTATTTGCTGCGGTGCTCGGGAACAAATCTGTGACGTAGTTGGTACCGTCGTAAATCCAAAACTCCTGAAACCCGCCTTGGCCCACAAACACCATGTTCGGTACCGCAGGGTCACCTAAATTCGTTGAAAGGATTAAGCTGGAGCCGCCGTAAATATCCCCCGCGAAGTAGTTCGATGAACCATTGTTCGTAATTGAACCGTCTGGCGTGATGCCGATGGCGTTTGTGCTCACGGGAATCAGAGTACCTGAACTGTTCGTCCATACCTGATCTCCTCCGCCAGTGGCGTTGTTGGTGACGTAGATCGCGTAGGTAACAGTGCCATTGGCATAATTCGTAACGATGCCAACGTTTGTACTTCCCGGAGCAACAAATACTCGGTTGGTGATGTTTTGCACGACGTAATTGCTGGATACGCCGCTGTTCGTCAGTCCGTTCACGTAATTCACTGTGGCCAGGCTGTTCGTGATCTTGGAACGCAATTGGAACATGCTCACGTTGTAGGTAACACCGCCTTCAGACAGGACGAAGAACGCGGTATCGGATGGCACTGGCCGGTTTGGGTACTGCCAAATTTTTAATCCCGGTTCAACTGTAGCTCCCAAACAAAAGATCAGGATCAAGAACAGTGCTGTTGCTGTTTTCAGGTGTTTCATACTTTACTCCAAAATTGCGTTACCATTGTCGTCAAGAATGGCATTTCCATCGTCATCAAGAATGGCTCGAACGACAGTAGGAACAGGCGCTACGGTGCCAGCGGGCGCTGTTCCGCATCGGATGCCTTCATACTCCGCTTCATCGCGCGGCTTGGCGTAGGCGAATATTCCTCGCACCCGGCAGTAGCCCTTGATGACGATGCGGAATTGGAACCCGTAGCCGAGCGTTGTCGGGCGTTGATTCGTCGTGTCGCACTTGAAGTGCGGCGTCGGCAACGTCATCGGAGTGCGGTACTGCGGGCAAAAATCCTGCGTCGGATAATCGCATGGTTGCGTGGCGCTGAGCAGTTCGCAGTTGTCGCGCGCAGCGCATTCCTGCCATTGATGCCAGAATACCCAGCATGGATATTGATCGGGCCGATAATAGACTTTGAAATCCACCGTGCCGAACATCCGATCCACCCAGAGCTTCAGTGTATCGAGTTGCTTGAATTGGAGCGGGCTTCCCCATGTGTAGCTCGGCGTCTCGATGATCCACGTGATTCGATCATCTCCAAGCCGCCCTTCGTCTTCCTGCAATCCGGCGACTTGCTCCCACAGTTCAAGCTGGCCGCTGGTGCGCCCAAGCACGACGGCGAATGTGCGGAATCGTCCTCCGAAATCTCCGGTGAAATATTGCAGGACATCGACGCCTTCCCACATTCCTTCCCATACTGGCGGCAACTTACGACTGATCGTGGACACCAGATCGAAATTCATCGGGACTGTGCCGCGATGCGCTACGCCGTAGGCAGTTTGAAATGGCAGGCAGCTTTGAAGTTGTCGATTGTCAGATTCTACTCCGGTTCCGAAGCGCAGCAAGGCGCGATCATTGAACTGAATGGCGCGTTGTACTTCCCGGCTCTGTGGCGTGTTTCCGTATTCGTTAAAGTCACGGCTCTTTTGCAGAAACGACCGCACGCCATCTGTGCTCTGGTAAAACTGATCTCCGTTGACGTTGATGACACTGCGATCACTCGTGGTTCCGTACACGGTTTGAACTACGCGCTGGATGGGTTCCGTGAGCGCATTCCACTCTGCGCGAGTTGGTGGAACGTTCATCGAATAGATGACTTTTCGCGTGTAAACCAACAACTGTCCTTCGCCGAGCGCGGTATCCAGATTCGTCGGTGACTTCATCGCTCGGATATTTCCGGCCACGGTGGGAACAACAAATCGTTTCAGCGATGCGAGATAGATATTTTCCTTCACGCTTAAGACTGCGTCCCGTAAATCGTATGCAGCGGTTCCACTTGGCCCGGGGCCAATGTCGCTTCCGAGCCATTCCCGGCCTTGCGCAATCCAAAGTCGGTTCTGGTAGTAGCACATGGCGCTGCCAACTGGGATTTTGGGATTCGCATTCGCCATCGTACTCACTCGGCGCAGCGTGGTTCCATCCCACACCAAAGGATCAGGATTAACGTCGTCCTGAATGACGAGGAACAGATCGGCCTGCTCCATCCAATTCTGTGCAATCGTTCCGTCATTCGGGCTTCCAGCAACCGTTACGTCCACCACTGAATTGTCCGTGTCCACACGTACCTGGTAGGTGTGTCCACCGATTTGAAGCATGAGATACGGCAGATCGAAATCCGGCTCGTACATGTACCCGCACTGGTACAAGTCCGTGGGAAGATTCGTCAGAAACCGATAGCCGTGACGTGGAGAAATGCAGCCTTCACGCACGGTGCCATTGGCCAGCCATGCAAGCTGATTTGGTTGCAGGCCGTTGGGATTGGCTGCGCTCGCAATTGTCCGCACCCGGGATGAATCAACCCCGCCGCTGAAATCCACCGCTCCGGTGACAAGGCGTTCGCTTTTTGGCATACCGTATTTCTACGGTTGTTTGTATAGGGGATTTACACAGCAAGTCAATCAGGGTTAACTCTGGACGTGATCGAGAAATACGGCACGCAATGGCCAGACCACGCCACGCCACTGGAAATTGAAATGGAGTGCATCCGCTACGGCGGAACATGGACAGGGAAATCAGGGAAGGTATTTGGAAAAGGATTGCCCCACCACTATGAACAGATGCGCAGGATCATCTGGCCGGAACTGGATGGGGAGCACAATGGACAGCGATGGCATGTGCTCACGCGCAATGAGATTCTGAAGAACAAAGTTACGGTTCTACTTGGCTGTGGTTCTTCTGGCAAAACTCACTCAGCAGCGTGGCTGTATCTGTGCGAGTGGCTTTGCTTCCCGGAGGAAACGGCGGTTCTGATTTCTAGCACCGACATGCGCGGATTACGGCTGCGTGTTTGGGGAGAAATCACGTCCCTTTGGGAACGGGCTGTGCAGCGATTCGATTTCTTGCCGGGGCATCTGATTGATAGTCGTATCGCCATCACTGCCGAAAAGATTGAGGATGAGGGCGGCGTTGATGACAGGAAAGTCCGCGACATGCGGAAAGCGATTATCGGAATTCCTACGGTAATGGGCGGCAAGTTCGTGGGCATCGGCAAATTTGTTGGGATCAAGCAAAAGCGAGTGAGGCTGATCGCAGATGAGGCCCAATGCCATCCCAAGGGAACACTTGTGGATACGCCGTTCGGAAAAATCCCAATTGAGCGCCTAAAGATCGGGCAGCCCGTAATAAACGCCAATGGAGTTGGGGTCATTACGAACACGTTCAAGCGGAACGCGCAACACTTAGTTTCCGTAAACGCTGGAAACAAAGCAGTTATTTGCACTCCAAATCATCCGCTGTTTACAAACAAGGGCTGGGTAAAAGCTTGCAACCTTAACCAATCGCATTGCATCCTGTCTCCACATGAAGCCATGCAAATATTGTGGAGCGAAAGGCCGGTTGGAATTCGGGCGATTCTGCAATCGCAGTTGTTGCACGAATTGGATACACAAAAACCACCCTCACGTATCGCAATCCGCCAGAGAGGCTATGCGAGCGAACAATCCAATGCGAAACTCGTCAGTAAGGGCACAGGTGGTTTCTACGCTGAAGCGAATTGGCCACAAGCCGAAGGTGCGCGGCGGAAACGGAACTGGTCCGACAGTGGCGGAGTTGAGATTGAAGCAGTTGGTGCCAGAACTTACGTTAAACGTCATTGTCAAAACAGGAATGGCGCGCAGATCATCATACCCGCAGCACTACAAACTCGACGCGGGAATTCCGTCGATGAAATTAGGCGTGGAGGCGGACGGTGGATCACATTTGATGGCAGTGAGAAAATCTCAGGATGCCAAAAAGACACTTTTTCTCACGGGGCTTGGGTGGACAGTGTTGCGCTTCTCGAACAAGCGGATATTGAACGACTCGGCGGCAGTGCAGGCGGAATTGAGGTCTATAATCTTGAGGTTGAAGGCCATCCCAGCTACAGCGTAAACGGCTTTCTAGTTCACAATTGCATGGGTTCAGGGTTTTTGTCGGCGTTCGCAAACCTCAACAAAAACGAAGACTTCCGCGCCATCATTCTTGGGAATCCAAATGACCTTTTAGACCCGCTTGGTCGAGCCGCTGAGCCACTCGACGGTTGGGACGCACACATGGAACCCACGAAGACGGAAGTGTGGAAGACACGTTTTATGAACGGGACGTGCGTGAACCTCATCGGCACGGATTCTCCAAATTTCGATTTCCCTCCAGACCAACCAACACGGTTCAAATATCTCATCAGCAAAGAGAAGATTGCGGACACGCTCTCATTCTTTGCTAAGGATTCCGTTGAGTACTATTCGCAATGCGTCGGCGCGATGAAGATCGGGACGCTCTCCCGCCGGGTGCTGACGCGGAAGCTGTGCGAGCAAGGTAACGCGCTTTCCGATGTTTGTTTCTGGGAAAGTTCCACGCGTACCCGCATCTATGCCGTGGACGCGGCCTACGGTGGAGATCGTTGCGTCGGCGGCTGGGGCGAGTTCGGGATGTGTCTGGACGGCAAAGTGCGACTGCTGATCCATCCGCCGATCATTATTCCAATTTCGGTGCGCAGCGAGAAAGAACCGGAATACCAGATCGCGGAGTTTGTGCGGCGTGAGTGTGAAGGAAATTCAATCCTTCCGCAGAACATGTACCACGACGCCACGGGGCGCGGCTCGCTTGGAACGGCACTGGCCCGGGCATGGAGCGCGGAGTGCAACCCGGTGGAATTTGGTGGGCAACCGTCTGAACGGCCCGTGTCGATGGATCACTACATCAATGATCCAAAGACGCGCGTGCGGCGGCTGAAGCTCTGTCAGGAGCATTACGTGAAGTTTGTCACGGAACTGTGGTTCACGGTGCGATACGCCATCGAAGCAGATCAATTGCGCGGCATTACTGACGAAGTGATGGAGGAAGGATGTATGCGCGAGTGGGATCGCACCAAGGACGACAAGATAGAACTCGAAACCAAGCTCGACATGAAAGAGCGCGTGGGGCGTTCTCCAGATTTGATGGACTGGCTCTCGATCATTTGCGAAGGAGCGCGTCGGCGAGGGTTCCTGATCTCAAAGCTAGCCAATGAGTCCGTGGAGAATTCAAACTATGGCTGGATGCGCGAACTGAACGAGCGCCAGCAGAACTTCAGGCAGGCGCGGGAGTTGGTGTTTCGGTAGGCGGCTCCATCTCAGGCTCAGGTTTATTCAACGACTTGATGAATTCCTCACTGCAAACCTTGCGCGCCTTGTTCGATTCAAACAGCATGCTGAACGCCCAAATCACCCAATCACGATTGATTGATTTCAAGTCACGCTCTTTCAAGTAGCGAATGAACATGACTTCATTCGGCGGCGGAATTTGCTTCTGCTGCGTCTTCTGTCCGTTGCGTTGAATCTTTCGGATGCTCATTGAAGCTCCCTGTTTAGCGCTTCCAGTTTGGCATTGGCGGAACTCCACGCATCGGCAACGGCTGTCGGGGCATCGCCTTTGACTTCGCCATCGCCCGGCTCGGATTTTTGAAAGCCAGCAATCTTCGCTTCAAGCTCGGCAATCTTCTTTACAGCGTTTCGATATTGTCGCACGGCATAAGGGAACGCCCCGGCGCGATTTCGAATCACGGAATGCTTGCTCAATAATTGATCTGGCGTCCACGGCTCGTCACCCTCTTTCAATTGTGCCCCACCAGCAAAAGCCCGATCTGTTTCGTGACGATACTTGGCTAGCAGTTCGGCACCTTCAGCATCTCCTTCCGCTGCGGCAAACACGTCCTTCATCTTCTCATGTTTCTCTCCAGTCTCGTTCATCTCCTTGAACTTGGCGGCGCGAGCAGTGGATTGTTCAGCCGCTTGACGCTGCTGCGCTTCCCACTGCTCCTGCGCTTTCTTGGAACGCTCGGTGCCTTCCTTCCGGTACTTCTCCTTGGCTGCTTCCGTTGCGTTGTGCGCGCGGACAATTTCGTTTCGGCGCTCGATGACATTTTGTGCCTTCAGCGATCCCTCACCGAACAGTTTCTCGGCTGCGGCCAGAGCGTCGTCTTCATCTCCGATGTGAACAATCTGCCAGAATTCATCCGGCGTCATGTTGCGCTTGGAACCATCCTCGTTGGTGACTTTTAGCTGAGTCGCGCGTGAGACTGCGGCGGAAGCCGTTTCTTCGTATGGCTTCTGGTACTGCTCCAGATATTCCTTGGATTTGGTGTAGTCCACGAACCGGATGTGATCCTCAAGTTCATGAAGCCGTTCAGAGAGCTGCTTTTTCTCAGGATCATCAGCGGGCGTTGCTGGCTTGGATTTCAGCGTCTCAATTTCTTTTCGTAGGGTGTCGCGTTCCTGCGCAAGTTGCGCGGCTTCTTTTTCCTTCTCCCTGTAGAGATACCCGAGGCTGTGCTTTTCTTTCGGCTTTCCCTCTCCAGCTTTCTCAACTGGCTTTTCAGGTATTTTGCTATCAACTCTCCGATCTGTCTCGTCGCCGACTGGGTCGTCACTGGCATTTGCTTCCTTTGGTTTATCGACTGGCTTGTTGGCGTCAGCAACTTCTGTTGGTTTCTCGGTGGGTTTATCTGCTGGTTTTGCGGTAGCAGGCTTCTCTGGTTCCCGTCTTGGCTCAGGCTGTGGCCCATCTCCGCTGTGATCTTCCTTGGCGTCCAGCGCGGCGAAAGCCAAATCCATCGCGGACTTTGGTGCGGCGGCAGGTGGAGATGCGACTGATGGTGCTGAAACTGGAGCGGGGGCTGTGGCGAATTCTGCTGGCATACTTTATTTCAATCTGTGATCTATCTGGCCCGGAATGTTACGAGCTTGTTCCACCGGCTTGTCTCCTATGGTTTGGATCAAATCCCGAAACTTCACAGCGCCTTCGATCCGGTACTGGTTTGCTGCGGCCCTCAAGCCATCGTCTTCCATTCCTTCAGGCTTTGGCTTTGGTAATTCCTCCAGCAATTGAAGCAGGGCATGAGCGAGCGCTGACGTGAACGGTTCCGCGTGCGCTATCGCGCGATGTTTCTCGGCATCTGAAGTCAAAAGGAAGCGTTGCTTTGGTGTCATTGAATTCTTCGGATTGCGAAATCACCTATCAGAAACGTGCCGTAGCCGTATTTTTGAACTCCGTCTCGGATTTCCTTCTCGCTCATGTCACGCAACTGCCCGTGCTGTTCCATCTCGATAGCTGATTGAACCTGGCGTTTCAGGATTTCCAGTTCTTCTTTAAGCGGACGCGGCTCGTGCGGTGTCATTCGACAGTCCTAACTTTACGCGATGCGGCTCGGTGTTGTCAATCAGTTCTTGACACGGACAACTGGATTCGATAACGTCGGCGCACTCGATTTAGAGCCGAGTGAAAACACCACAAAACAATTTGCAGCCGTCTGTTGATGGCAACGCCGCCCGGCTTTGCGCTCTAAACATCAGCAGGCGGTTGCAGTTTTAATTGCTGGTTTCCGATGAAATTCAATCATCTGAAGCAAGCGATAAAGAAATGGGAACGTCGTGAAACGAAGTGCGATTCTGGAATTAGCACACCAAATGTGGAGATGGTCAGCGCGAACGCCGTGGAAGGTGAACGGCGAGCAGAAGGAGAAGCTCCACGACCTGTGCTGCGATTATTACGCCCGAGTAAAGAGAGAGTTGCAGGAGGAACGATCCTTTGGAAACCGATTGATCGTGCCGCCGCTATGCTGTTAGCCAAGTCGTCTTGGATAAACCAACCGCCACCAGATCAACCTAAACAACCCAACCAGAAAACCGAAAGAAAGAAGAAGCGTATGAGTTTAAGTCCAAAAAATATGCCGGGAAATCGCCATCCAATGCAGGGTGAAGAAATCGTCTATGAAAAGAAAACAGACGAGCAATTTAACGCAGAGTTATCCACGCAGATGATTAAGCGTTCAGCCAAAGCTATTGATGTCTCATCAGAGTTGATGGACAAGGCGTTGGACGCTCGCGCCGCAATGGATGTGATGTGCGCCCAGTGGAAAGTGGGTTGGCTGGATTTTCAGGACACCTGTGATTCCCGATTGAAAGAACTTCGCATGACACGAATGGCGCTGGACACGGAGATGCGTCAGTTGATGGCGTCGTGTCGAGAAGTGCGGGCGTTCTTTCTGGATAAGGATTACGAACAAGAGCGAGCAAGACTAAAAGAATTTGTTGATGTATGCGAACGGCTACAACGACTCAAAGAATCTGGATTTCTTGATTCGGTTGCCGATACGATGTTGAAGCTCGCAGATACTTCTTCTGGAACGCCATGACGCGGTGCGGTTTGCTAAGCTAAGGTTCGATGCGGCGCGTACTGCTATGGTTACTATTCAGCGGCAGGCTCGGCAGCTTGCCGCTGGATTTTAGACGCTGCTTCCAAATCTGCAATGGTCGTATTTACTTCCGCCTCTTTGATTCGGAGTGCGCTATCGACTGCCGCCGCGTCCGCTTTCGACTGCAATTGTTGCGCGTGAGTTTGTTCTTTCTGCCGTGCTTTCTGAGCGTGCGTATCTGCCATCAGCTTGATCTTGGCTTGGCCTTTAGCCATCTCTGCCATGATTTTGGCTTGTTGCTCAGGCGGTATTTGCCCGTTTCCGTTCTGTTGTTCGCCTTGTGCTTCTTGAAGCCGTTGTGAGAAAGCTTTCGTTTCGTTCAGTAATTTTCCAAGCGCGTCACCCAACTGCTTAACGATTTGCTTGCTCTCTTTGTTCTGCGCCAGAATTCGCAGATGTTCTGCCACTCCGTTGGAAGGCCCATTTGGTCCCGGTATCGGTTGCCCGTCGATGGTTTGGCCAGCAAGAATTTGAAGCCCAGCCAATTCTTCGGGCGTGGCCACGCCTCCGCGTTGCAGGATTTTCTGCACTTGCATAGCCATTGCGCGCAGCAGCTCCTGAGCATATTCGGAATGATTAACGCCAAGCGTAAGCCCCATCGTGGTTCCCAGCAGCATCGTGGTGCTGCTGATCGTGGCGTCATGTATTGAATCCGTAACGGCAGCTTTATTTTGTGGCACGAGTTCATTTGTCTTAGCTGGGTCGCCCGTGACAGCGAAAACGAAATCTCGCAGCGCAGTGCGTTGAGCATCTGGATCAAGCCGATCAATGATGCCGAGCACAAGCTGGCTTTGAGCGATGGCCAGTTGCTTATTGCCGTTCCCAAGAATCTGATCGACGGAGATGTTCCAACAACTGACATTCAGACATTCTTCAGGAACGCCACGGCTGATGCAACCAGCGCGGAAATTGCGCACGTCAACATCCCGGCTGTCCTTGATGCAGAAGCGGCGGCAAATCTCTTTCCACTGGTACTTCTGGTAGAGATACAAATTCTGAAGCATCGAACCAACGAGGGCCGATGACGCATTTACTTCTGCTGTGATCTGAGTTGCTGTCTTTTCTGGGCCAGCGTCTTCATGGCCGAAGTTTCGATTGTAGCCGGTGGAACTGTCCGCGATCTGTTCCTTGTTCAGATTCAGCACTGTCTGAATCAGCTTCTCGTTTACCTGCCAGCGTTCTTCTGGACGCAGAAAATTTATCCCGTCCGGGATCACCGCTCTATCCGTCAGCACTAACTTTACGATCCGATCAACGTCAGCGCTGCCGCTGGCTCGGAAGTATTGCATAGAAGCTTCGAATGCGGCTCTTGTGAAGGCACAGCGCAGCCGGTTCTGGAGATGGCAGACTGAGTAAAGCAGGAACCCTAGCGAACGAACGGAGTGATAACGGAAAGGGGCCACAACTGAGCCATCGGAGAATTGGAAGTGGACGATCTCGCTCAGCTTATCGGCGTATGTGCGATTTCCGCTGTTGTAGAGAAATCGTCCGCGATCACCGAGTATGTTCTTGGATTCTTTGCCGAGTCTTCCGCCGTTTATCGACATGCTGGCTATGTCCGGGCAATCGAGCACCATGCGCCGTTTCCAACCATAATGTTCGTCGTCGTAATCTGTGTAGAAAAAGTCGTAGGCGTTGATGGTGCAGACCTGATCCGTGTTCCAAATTCCGCCGTTCTCTTTTACGTCTTCCTGAAGTCGTTCCGGGGAGAAGCCGGTGGTGTAATCGTTCGCATCCTGTCCGGTGCCCTGCTTCATGGCCCATGCGATAGCGCGTTCTGCTACGTCCACTTTCCAACCTGCATCGACATTCGCGCCATGCGTCATTTGCCAAAGCTTTCCTGGAGTATAGCGACGATAGACGGCGAAGTGCTCCATGTTCTCCATCGTAAGCAGTGTGCGCGATGGGATGAGCAAATCTTCCATCGGCTGCATCGAGCCGCACCAGCGCTCGTTATCACCCCAGACAGTAGGGCCAACGCCGTGTACGATCAGTTGTGACGAGACGTTTTTTTCCTTCTCGATGTAGCGCAGGGCAGAAGCGCCGTCCTTCGTGGCCTTGCGCAATTCCTCCGTGATGATCGTTGAATACTCGCTGCGCTTGTGACTTGGGCCGCGATCCACCTTTACCGTGACGTACTGGTTCGTGGACAGTAGCGCATTTCGGCATTGGCTCGTGGCATCGGAATGAATTCGGGATGGCTCAAGGAAGCTGGCATTCTCAGTAATGTTGTTTTGAGCTACTTCTTCTGGGGAATACGGCGGGAACCCGTTGAACAGTTCGTCGATCAATGCCCGGCGGCGGGCGCGTTCTTGATCGGCCAGCTTCATGGTCCAGCATTCCTGCTCGATGGCTTCCGGCTTGGTGAACTTCATCTGGGTGGGACACTATCTGTCCAACCCGTTCGGCTCAAGGCTTTCGTTTGGCAGAATCGGGGTGATCGTCCGGCAGACGCATGGCCCCCTTGTAGCCCTCCGGGATGTCCTTTAACGCTGTAAGTAGCTTGTCGGCTGTTTTAACAGCATTCTGAATTCGATACGCTTCGAAGTGTTCATCACCTAAAATTGTCGGATAATCGAGCGTTTCCTGTCTATATTGAATGTAGATTCGGACTGTAAATTCTTCGCGTGTTGTCATATCGTAGATGCCTTGATCCAGTGCTCTAGCCCCCGCGTTTAGCTCCGTGGGGCGAAATCACAGTTTCAAACTCGTCATCCCTGGCATCCCATAAAAGTGAACTGGCGGCGGTGCTGGGCCGTAAGCTCGGTGGCCATGCAAAGGATGCAGGATGCACTTCCAATCCGTGATGTCGTAGAAATCGCGCTTGGCCTTGGAGTTGAAATAAGAAAGCAACCATGAGTCCCACTGAATTGCACCGAGCCTGAGTTCTGGCGGGCAATCCTGATAAACCTTGGCCCAGATGTCCGGTGTTGCTGCGTAGAAATCAAGGCCGTTGTCCACGCGCTCACAGGGTTGCAGGCCGACAGCAGGATCGAATTGATGACGCCATGACGTGGCCATATTCGCGCGACACTTATCCAGCTTTTTTTCGACGTGATGAAGCAGATGGGTAACAACAATGTCCGCGTTGAGAATCGAGCACCATTCCGGCTGGCACATGCAGAACTCGGCGAGTCTATAGAGTTGCGGGAATGGTTCGGAAGGAACAAAGCTGGTTTGTTCGTCCTGAAGTTCCGGCTGTGGCTGTTCGTTGAAATAGACGATGGCTTTGAACACTCGCAGCCACGATTCGTGAGCGGCAATCTGGTTCCGGGCGTATTCATGGTTGGCGTCAGTGAAATTTCGAATGCTGGATACGGCGATCATGTCCGCACGAATATACCCAATCCTGGATTGCATTCTTTGGGATAGCCATCGCCCCACATCAATAGGCAGTCCGCCTGCTGACAGCTCTGAATACAGACACCCGTCAACTCTCCCGATTTATTCATTGATTCCAACCATTGACGTACGGGCGGAGCTTCAGTGGCATCCGGGCGATTGCGCAGTGGCACATCGTGGAACAGGAACACGGTTCCCTTATGCGTAATGAGCTTCAACGCTTCAAATTCTTTTTGAGTATGTTCCAGAGAGTGATCGCTATCCACAAACACCAAATCAAAATCTTGTGGGTACAGTCCCGTCAGCACATCCTGGGACCAGCCTTCAAGGAAACGGAAAATGGGAAAGTGAGAAAAGAATTCCCGATCCAGCATGGGCCGGGCATCTACCGATACCAGGCACGCCCCCTTCTTCCCGATGATTGCCCTCAGGATGTGCATTGAGGTAAACCCGGTACACATGCCAACTTCCAGAATCTTTCGAGAATCCGTCATCACGATAAGCGCTTCGATCATTTCGCTTATTTCCGGCGTGGTGATGAAGCGTGGTTCCATCAATGACTCGATTTTCTTTGTCAGCAAAGATCGTTCCGAAAAGAATTTTTTACGGCGGTTCCATTCGGGCTGCTCATCAGCGTACGGATTTGGGTGAATGCCGATTCCGGGCCGTTCCTTGGCCTGCATAACCCGAGTGATTTCAGCGTGATTTATCATTTGCGAGTACACAGGACATCTAGTTGGGGCATACTCAAAGTGTGGTGCGGTTCTGAAGGTTCTATCTCATAGCCCAATGCCTGCAATGGGCGGTAAATGTCACATTCTGTTTTACCGAATGCCGCCAGCACCGGCTTGTTTACTTCGATAAGAAGCGTTGGATGAAATGCGCCCAATAAACTTAGCGCGCCTTCGATCACCCAGGGTTCCCGCCCCTCCACGTCAATCTTTATGAAGTCGAGCCTGTCCATGCACGATACACAAAGCAGGTCATCCAACGTTCGCACTGGAATTGATCCCTCCCCGTAAATCACTCGTTCTGCTCCAAGATTATTCGGTTCTGCCGGGGATTCTGTCATCCGCGCGAATCCCGTACGATCTCCCAACGCCACCATGAACTTCACCACGTTCAGGTACGGCTTCATGTTGTGGAGCAGGCATCGGTAAGCTGCCGGATTGGATTCAATCGCGAACACTCTTCCTGTTGGCCCCACCATTTCAGAATAGCTGGCAGTGTGATCTCCGAGACAGGCACCAGCGTCCACAACTGTTCCTCCTATCGGAATGTACTTTTCAAAAAGACGGCAATATTTGTCTGAAATATCGAGGCGGCGTTGTTCGATGATCCACTGCGACAAATGACTGTCCGAATCCACAACTGCTATGTTGAAATCGGTGACTGTCATGCCAGCATCGCTTCGATCTCGGATTTGATTTCTGGCGTAATTCCACCGTGGCTCCAATAGGCCTGTTTTCTGTCGGTTGGATACGGGTTTCCGTTACACACGTCAAACCAAGTGAAGCGTTCATTCATAAAGCGGTGAGCAAATGCCCCCATCGCTGTCCAGTCCATGCGATCCTGTGGGAATTCATTTCGTCCTTCCAGCATGTATTGCTCAAAGTCTTTCCGGTGCGCTTGCTGAACATGAGCACGATACGATTTGTAGAAATCAATCGGTAGAACGGCGGTATTCATGCACATCGTGTACCATTCCGTGTCCCATCCAAGTTGAGCATCCGTCGCTGGTTTCCACTGGCCGCAATCAGAAACGATGCGATTGATCGGATGGCGTGGATCAGGAACGCCAAGGCTGCTCCATGAACGAATCAGATAGTACGGCTTGTCGTTCCAAAAATAGTGCTCCGGCGTCGTCAGCATTTTGAAGATGCAATCTGAGTCGCTGTGCAGGACGTATTTGGTTCCTTCCGGTACTAACAACTCAGCTTCGGCCATCTTAACCATATGATGGAGCATCCCTTTGCCGCGCACTTCCGGGAATGGTTCCACGTTGAAATGCCAATTTATCGGCATCACCAAATCGGTTGCTTCTCGGAAATCTTTTACCGGAACAACTACTGTGACGCCTTGAAAGCCTTTGCAGAATTTGATGATGGAGCGGAGCGCCAGTTCCAACCACGGAAAATCCTTGGCGTGACTGACGATCAGAATCTCTGTCGGCCCATCCACTGGATTTGGATTTGGTTCTACCATAGTGCCGTCGCGAGTGTGGTTTGGTACATTGGCTTCAGTTGAGTTTTGGCCAAGATGGTAGGCACATCCGAAATCAATGCGAGTTCGAATCGCGACATCTGGATGCAGGCACCTGTATTTGCCATCTTCAGTTTGTTCTTTTGGCACTTCATGATTTGGCTCCCAGTAGGCGCAACTTTTACAGTCGTTCATAGCGTGATCGCGCCGTTTATCAGGTTATCCAGAACCGAATCCTTCAGACGATGAATGAGTACAGTGTTACCCAGTGGCCATCGTTTGAATTGCTCCGCTGTGATCCCGCGCGGTTCATCTCCGCCGCCAGCCGGATGTGGCATTCCACCGACAAGCGTCCAAAGATGGAACATCAGTCGGCTATTGTGGCAGTGCGGAACTACTTCCTCCTTCGTCAGCATGTCCCACGCTTGATCCGTGGCCTTCATTGCGGACGGCATTCGAATCGCAGCGTCATTCGGATAAACAGCAACCCCAGTCATGTGCCCCATGTGCGGCACAATCACTCCCATCCAGGCCTTGTTTGATCTGTCGTATTCAGATTGAAGTTGCTCGATCCAGTCTTTCTTGAGCGCGATGGCGTCAGCCTCAAACCAGAGCCACGGACATTCTTGTTTTGCCATGTGCAGGGCTGTGTGCTGCCATGCCTGATTTGCAGTGTGGGGGTAACGGCCTTGTGGCCGCGGATAAATGAACGTGTCCACTTGAGCAAAGCACGTCTTCAATTTTGAGAAGAGCCGCTGCACAAGGATGATAGGACACGAGATGTCATAGGCTACGATGGCTTTGTGTTCAGACTTCATTCCCATTTTTTGTAGCCAGCGCGCATGTTTCTCGGCCAACGCTATGTCGCCGACGAAGACGTTGAACACGACAACGATCTTGTCGTTCGTTTCCGGGAACAGGCGGCGCTTCAAAAGCCGGATCAGGCTTCCGTCTTTGTTTCGGTGGAACAGCACGGCCTCAGTTTTATCCAGCCACGCTAGATCGAAGGCGTTTACTGGACTGTCGGCAGTTTTCTCAGCTACGAACGTTGGAGCCAGATTCAAATCTACTTGGCCGTTGGCCATGCCTCCGAAGAAATGCTTGATGAGTGGAGTGTGAACACCCTGCGATACCATGACTTCGGCGTTGTCCACGTCCCAGTGAACTGGATGATCTCGAAGAACGAAGCGAGTAGCAGTGTCGGAAGGATACACCGCAATCCCACTCATCAACTTATTTGGCAGTCCGGGTTGCTGGCATTCATAGATATGGCCAACAAATGGCACAGGCCCGCATATTTGGTGAAAAGAATAATCAGCGGAAATAGAATCCAGCCACCCCTTCTTCAATGGCACACAATCCGGTTCCAGTAGCAGGAATGGCTCCTGCCATTTCTCCGCCACGTAACGCACGGCAGCTTTGAACAGTGAGTAAGCCCCAGCGGGCCAGCCTTTGACGGAAGTACCGTTCGTTGTGAACCTAACTTCTCGGAATATGGTTCTCGCCTGATCGCGTAAATCAACAGCATCGCGATATGGAACTCCTGCATCGCAGACGATCAGGCAATCGTGCTCCAGCTTGCCGTCGAGCAGTGCGATCCACGACAGGAGTTGGCGCGCGTTAGCGATGTCGCCGGAATGGGTTAAGAGGCAGATCAACATTTATTTGTTGTCACGAATCGAGTTCGTAGTTCAAACAGGATGCCAACGGCAAACCCCAGCGCGAAAAAAACTGCGCCAGAACAAATCACAAGCCCTACTATGTCATCACCATTCACTTCCGCCCTCGCGTTGCATGTTTCTCGCATACTGTACGCCCGTCAATCTCGTGCGTTGGCCAGTCAAGATAAGTCGAACCAGCTTCCGATTTCCCATCGCGCAGGCATTCCGTGCAAACATAGTGATTCGACGTGAAGCCAAACGATCTGGCTGTGTTCTCGCGCTTTATGAGTTCTGCAAATTCGACATTATTCATTTCTGCCTCCGCGTCGCAAACAGGATGGAGCCAAGCACCAAAGCCATGATTCCAACACTTGTCATAAATGTTTCAGAGCGATACTGTCCGCCGACGAACATGGATGCCATGAACGCAATGGCCATGAGCACCGCTGCCAATCCAGCGCCGACGATGAATTCAGTAACTTTCATTTGGTAGTTGGATGGCTCTCATTATTGGCCGAATTCGCACCGGATGTCGCAGTTTGCGCAAGGCATTCGATTCTCGCTGACGCACTCGACCGGGTGATATTTTCATCAATTGTCCGGTTTGATACAAAGTCATTTTCGGCGTGTTGAAACGACATCGAAGCACAAACGCCTCTTCCGTTCTTAGCGTTAGCAATTGAGTTTCGATTTCGACGATTCCGATGGCATCCAAATCTATTACCGGCAACGGACTCACGAGGATTTGTGCCAGAAGCGTCGTGTTCAGATTTGTCGGTAAAGTCATTGTTCCTTTCCAAACTGTTCTTTGCGTTTCACTTTGATCCGATGAACTCGGCAGCGCCTTGTTCCGCCATCGGCTTTTCTGGGGCAGAGCGCGCATAGCCCTTTGCGGATATGTCGTTTCTGGTAACGTCTCTGAAGACTCTCCACGCCGCGCGCTTTCCTTCGAAGACGATAGCGTTGAAATCTGTCGAGCGATTTATCGTTGGCGAATTTGTCATGGATTGGAGCGGGCATTGGTTGATGCTGAGTTAGTGCTTCCGATCCATATTTCTGTAACTGTTGCCTTGAGTCCTCCAGCCTTCATAGACTTTGAAAGCGTCACCAGACAGAAGGCCAGCAGCATAGCACACGCTGTTGCTGCAATGATTACTTGTTTTTCTATCGTCAACACGCTGGGTGTTATCAATCAAGAACCGGAGCATTGCAAGCTTTGTTTTGCTCTGGCACATTTGGCCATGTTCAAATCGTTGCGCGATCATCCGCCTGGGGGCTGGCGGTTCCATCAGCCCGAAATTGATTGGCCACAGAGCGCGACGGAGTTTCGCGGGCTTGGGATTGATGCGGTGGTGGACAAGATCATCAAGGTGCGGGAAGCCAATCGAGGGCGCTGGCCGAATCTTTCGCTTGATCCAAACTTTGTGCAACGCGAAGTGATTGCCTTCACCGAACCCATCGTGCGCAAGATGAAGGGCGGCGAAGCGTACTTGGTTCCGGGTGAGCTTCCCCAGATGCCGTCCGCGTCTTTTCAGGTGGCCCGCAGCTTTCGCAAGGTTGCCGAAGTTGCGGGCACGGTTAAACGAATGGCGGCAGGAGTGGGACTGCTCGTGGACTGGCTTGGGGATGGACTGGAGTCTGTAGATATTCCCATTGCTGAACAGCGCGCTAAGATTTGCGCCACGAGTGGATTTGATGGTAGTTCGTGTCCGTTTAACCAACCAGCGCAAGGATTGCAGCGACTGTCCGGCGCAGCAGCAGACGACATCAAAGCGTTGATGGAAGCGCGTTCTGAACTGAAGCTGCAAACCTCCTACGACGATAATTTGAAAACGTGCCAGCTTTGTGAGTGCAACCTGAAATTGAAAGTGCTTGCGCCTGCCTCGCATCTTGCCTTCAAAACATCCAAAGAAATCCGAGAGAAATTTCGCACGGAATGGCCTGCGTGTTGGATGAACGAAATCGGTACTTGACGGTAAGACATTCCATGTCCTATCTTCCGCGCAGTTAGCGGTTCCTTCGGTGGAATCCGAACGCTGACACGGTTTCATCCGACGATACAGGATGTAGTTCTACAGGCGCTCGGTGAAATACCCGAGACATTCAGGGCGGAAGCCCGGGAGCCATCGCCAGCTTCAAACAGTTCACAAAACAGTCTCGCTGCGCCTTGACGCATGTGCGTTTAAGAGCCGCGCGAGGGAACAACGTTTGGAGTTTTTATGGCTTGTAGCGCACGCAGTTTCACGGATTTCCTCGTCGATCAACAGCCGCATTACGATGAAATGATCTGGGTGGACATCACCCCGCGAGACGGCCTCGTGATGCACATCTCTACCGGTACACAGAAAGCCGGTGTGGGCACAACCCTGTATCAAGATCGGCTGCACTCCGTTTACCCGGACACCACGCAGAAGTGGAACGCGGTAACGAATGTGGCGTGCGTGGGTTCGCCGTGCGATCCGACTGCGACCAAGATCGGCATGGGTGCCAGTCGGCGTGATTACAATGCGCTGGCGCAAAGCTGGGAATCAGACCTGTTCTGTTACGACTCGATGATCCCCATCAGTCATCCCAAGGAAACTTTCGAACAATACGTTTCCAAGATTCTCCGCCCGTCCACGGTTGTCATCACGTCGCAGTTGATCCGCAAATCGCTCCTGCTCTGGGCCGACAAAAAATGGGTGGCCAACGCGACGATGACTGAGTTCAACCACTTCTGGGATGTGATCCCGGGCACAACTCAGGAAGCGTACCTTTACACGAGTGCGATTCCGACTTCGATGCTCACGCCGCAGATGCTTCAACGTCGAGTCGAGCCGCTGATGGAACGCGGCTTCTTTGGTACCACGCCGTATTCCGGCAAAGGCAATCTGCCGCTGTTCCCGCTCATCACGGATTTGGATACGCTCTGGTATCTGGATCATCTCGGTGGTTCGCAGGGTTTCGGAAATGGTCCCACAATCCAAGGCAATTGGCGTTTTCAGATGTGGGACGCGGCCTCGGAATTCTGGCGCTACGGCCTGAGCGGGCAAATCGGTAACTACGCGGCTCAAGTCGATTCGGGCCAGCTTCGGTTCAACCTCATCACGACAACCAGCGGCGTGGTGGGCTATCCGTACAAATTCCAGTTGATCCTGCCAAAGCGCAACGTGGCTTCGTCTGGCGCGGGCCAGCAGCCCGGCCTCAAGGAAGAGTACAACCCGGATTACCAACTTGCGCAGTACCGGATGTCTTTTATCCATCATCAGAAATCCATCGAGCTTCTGACGCAGGAGAACGTCGCAGTGAATGGCCAGATGCCATTCCTTAAACGCAACTTCGGCGGTGGCTGGCGCTTCGTGATGGACAACCTGACGAACGGTTGCGACGTGAACGGGAATCCGATTGCCGTGGACAACACCCGGCGCAACAAGGGCAAATTCCAAGCGGACTTCCGCTATTGGGTGCGTCCGGCGCGAACTGAATGGGAAGAAGCGATCTTCCACTTGGGCAATCCGCAGTGCGTCACTGTGGTTGGGCCTTGCACGACGAATCCTGGATACCCTGCTCAGGATTACAATTCGGCGAACGATCTCTGCGACTAATCTTCGGAGTCGGGGGTTGGAACACGGGCGGCGTGGAATAGATGCGACGCCGCCCTATTTGAAAGTTGATTTATGGCTGACGACATGTATCCCGAAGGCGAAGCCTCCAACGCTACCGAGAACGAGCGCGAAGACGATGGCGCTGAGACGGCGCTGCTTCCCAAGTCCCTGTTCGGCGGCGATTGCAAGGTTGGCGACGAATACAAGGTGAAAGTCGTCGGCGTGCTGGAAGACGAGCTTGAAGTTGAGCCGATCAAGGAAGCCAAGGAATCAGAATCACCCGGAAAATCTCGCATGGAAATGGCCGGATCGAAGCTCGACGAGATGGACGGCGAATACTCTTAAATGGCAGAATCAGCCGCATTGTTGGAAGCCTCGCGCTGTTACGATCAGTGCATCCCGGACGGCGCTAAACTCGGTGTGCTGATCTATCTGGCACTACAAACCGCAGAACTTGATATGACTCCAGCCGAATTGATGGATGCTTCCCGGTGCTACGATCAATGTATCCCGCAGGGAGCCAAGATTGCCGCCTTGATGTATTTGTTTGAGAACGGCGGGGGCGGAGGTGGTGGAGGCGGCAGCGGTGTTGTTTCAAGCGGGGCCGTTGATCCCGTGGCGGCTCCGGCTGATCCTACTGTGGACAATTGGTACATCAACACGGCTGCTGGCACAGGCTGGCTCTGGCCAGCAGGCGGCGCAGCGTGGCAGCAAATCGTATGAAAAAGCTTTTGGCATTGATGTTCCTGTTTTGTGCCGCGTCGGTATTTGGGGCTGCGCCTCCGATCTACGCCTATCGCACGAATCTGTTTTGGACCAACAACGCCGGAGTGCTTCAGCCGGTGCTTACAAACGCTATGTCCATTGGGCGCAATGGTGGCCTTTTTTTGGGAAAATCAACGTTAGCTGATTACGGCGGAAATCCAAGCGTATTGGGTTTGTTCACTGAAAGTTTTGCAGCTTCTGGTGATCCGGCGTCGGCAACTGTTTACCTCCAACGTGCCGACAGCACGGACTACAATTGGTCTTCCAGCCTCGATCTTAGCGTCAGCGGAAGCTCAAACGCCACAGTTTCTGCAATTACTGGGCTGACGCAAGACGGGTGGGGCTTTAATCTAAGGGCCGATGACACGGGCGATTTGTGGCTAACTCTTTCCGACTCAGGAGGAATCGTCACTTCCTTAAAACCAGCAATAGCTGACGGATTAACTGCTTACACCTTGGGGACATCCATCGCCCATACGTCTGGTAATTTGTTCGAACTCGGGAACACGACCAATACCCCGCTTGCCGTGAGTTTCAACGGGTCTTTGACAGCCAACAGCTCCAACGTCGCAGACATCGGATCGTCACTGTTCCCGTATCGAACAAACTACGCCAAAGCCTTCACCGTCGTAGGATCACAGCGCACTGTGGCGTATTCAGACAACGGAACCATTGTTGGAGACTTTGATGCAGTAAGGATTCGCGGGGCAACGCCGCTGACGACCAATTACGTGATCCCCGCCGTGGCCACGCTAATAATCAGCAACGGATTGATCTTCGGAATTACTGGGCCATGAAGATCGCTATTCTGAGTTTGCTGCTCTCGATCCTGTGCTCTCACGCACAAATCGACTTGAGCAGCACCAACGTCGTGACATGGAACGCGGTGACAAACGATACTGGCGGCACACCGCTGGGAACGAACGTGATTTACTCTTTGGGACTGTTCAATCTTGGCACTGGATCGCCCTTCTACAGTGCGGTGTCCACCACAAATGAGCTTCCCGTTACGCGGTTTTATGATCAGATGCAGCGCGACTTGAGCTATGAAGTGCGAGTGAAGGCCCAGGCATTCGGCTACATCGACAGCGACTACAGCGATACGCTGCTTGTGCGTCGTCCGCGCGGCAAGGCGGGAAAGCCAGTCAATGTAGGAGTGAAATGATTACCAACGTTCTAGCCTCAATCGTGGTTTCTCTGTTCACGAACGTTCACGAGCATCAATGGTCTCCGGTACTTAAAACTCGGGTCTGCGAAGTGAGCGAGCGAACCATGTGGACCTTCCCGGGCTACGACATCCAAGCCTGCGTGAAGGATGAGCGCCCACTATTTCAGAACACAATCCTGTTCTCGTTGCAGAACGGGCAGTGGGTGGAGGCGACCAATGGTCGTACGTCCGGAATATTCTTGGTCATGCCTAACGGTGATCGTTGGTACGTGCCGCACCCGAGCGTATGTCCTCCACCGATGCGATGAGGACATATCGAAACAATTTCGGAGAGAATCACAAAGGTGGCGGCATCGGGCCGAAGTTGCTGGCCTTCCGTCGCCAGTACGGATCAATGATTCGAGCTAACAAGCGGAGTAGATTGAAACAGTGGAGAGGAATCGAGGACGGCTTGGCCCGCGCTGAACATGCGTTGCTCAAGCTGGCGCTTCGGCCATAGCTTCAATTCTTCGGAGCAGCGCGCCGAGTTTGGCCATGCTGTCCTTCACGTATTCAAGGTTGTTGTCGGAAAGCTGTAAGTAGAGTGATTCCTTCCGAAGTCTCGCGCAGAGCGCTTCGCAATGCCCAGCCGCATGCCCGGCTATCGTCCAGTTGCGGAGTTTAACCGCGTCTTGCAGCATGGCAATGGTGTCGTCGAGTTCAGTCTGGAGTTGTTGTTTGGTTTTCATGTATCAAAGATTGCCATGTTCGGTATGCAGCCTTGCGTTCACGCGCGATTACTGACAAGTCCCGGCGCATGGCGTTGATCTGTGATCGGTGCTGTTCCTCGCGCCTAACAGCGGCGTCGTGCCTCTGCTTGGCTTCAGCGAGCAGTTCTGGTTTGGTTTTCATGGTAAGTCAGGCAGTTCCATCCAATGCGTCGGCGTGAAGCAGTCCTCGCCTTGCTGAACGATGCTTCCAACTGGATACGGCCGCTCCCATGCGCGCTTGAACGGATTCCACAAGTGCATCCGCACAGCTCCGTCTTGCGTCACGATAACGAAGTCCATCTTGCCTGGGTCCAACTCCTCAATGGGTTTCCATTTCACGGCACCACCTCGTCAATGTTGGTTGGTTGCGGAGTTGTTTCCCACGTAAAGCGCACGGGGCCGGGCGTGGGCGTGAAGGGTTGTCGGATCGGAGGCTTCCCGCCGTTCAGTTTCAAAACTTCGGTCCAAGCGTCTTCCAGTCGTTCATTGAAGTCCTCCGTTGCTTCGCGAATAGCGTCCTGCATTTCTTCGTCCCGCATGATTCGCAGAATCAGTGGCGGCATTCGACGCCGAAAGCTTGTAAAATACCACTCGCTCCAACCCGTAACAAACATGGAGAACTGAACCTGCAAAATGTAATCCGATGGGAGCGTGCCATCCAGTAGATAGCGCAGATGGTTCACGATGCCGGGAGCCTTTGCCTCCACTCCGATCTCTTGGCCCTCCACAACGGCATCTGGAGAGCAGCCGCACGTCCCGTCGTCAGTCTCGATAAACGCGACGCGCTGCAACTTCATTCCGGTTTCCAGTTCGAATGCCGGGAGTGCAAATTCTTCGAGAATGTTACCCTGCTCCATTGCGAACGTTGAAGCTTCCTTTGGAAGCGGCGCACCAAGCCAACGCTCGGCAAGCTTTTCCAGCATCAGCGTTTTTACGCCTTCTCCGGTTCGCACTTTGCCGAGCGGCGACACTAACCTGTCGGCTTCCGATGCGGTAAGCTTGCCAGCCCGAGCGTTCAACCACTCAAGCGAATGCTGTTGGAATCCGTCGTGTATCTTCATGGCATCCGCGCAATCTGAGCTTCCACCCATTTCGCCCACGATTCGATCTGATCGCTGACGGCGACCGAAAGCATTGCGTCTCCGAAAGGCGGGGCCGCGAGCGCGCGAACAGTGGCAGCGAACGCCTTAAGCTTTGCCTTGTCCGGCGCAGCGGCAGCGCGTTTGGTCGCTAATGCTGCCTGTTTGGCTTCCTCAACGCGCTGCCGTTCCTGCTCCGCTTCGGCTTCCTCCTTTGCGGCAAGCTCCGCTTTCAGACGCGCTGCTTCTTTGGCAGCTTTCTCTGCCTCATCACGGGCCTTGGCTTCGATGGCTTCCCGCTCCTTCTTAGCAATGGCGGCGAGACGCGCCGCCTCAGCTTCCGCTTTGCGTTTCTCTTCGGCGCGCTCTGCCTCGATGCGCTTCCGTTCAAGTTCAGCCGCCTGTCGTTCCTGGTCGCGCTCAGCTTCAATCCGCTTGCGCTCGATCTCGGCAAGACGCTTCGCTTCTTCCGCCTCAGCTTTCAGCTTTGCGTTTTCAGCGGCAATACGCTCGCGGTCGGCGCGCTCCGCTTCCTCTTTGGCCTTGCGGTCGGCTTCGGCCTTTGCCGCTGCGTCGATCTTGGCTTGGCGCAAAAGCTTCGCGTCGCCCAGCATCTTGGCGTAAGCCTCTTCAGTGAGTTCGGAAATGTCGCCGAGAATCGGCGTGTCCATGAGCGGGCGCAATTCGTTCTCGCGTGCGATCTTCAACGCTGCCTTACGCGCAGCCTCCGCACGTTCTGCGATGTCTTCAGCCTCTTGCAGCGACGATTCAACCGGCGCTAAGTCCGCCAGCAGGATGTTATGGAAGCCGTCCACCGCGCGCCCGTAAAGCAGCGCGTGCTCCTTGTGTTTCTTGCGTGTCGCGTCGCTCTCCAGACGCACGGCGCGCAGCGCCAAGCGGCACGCGCGAGACTTTCGAATCTCAGTGACGCACGTCGCGTCCTTCACGCTCTCCGCGACGCCGCGAGCGGAGTTAATCGCCGTGCGCGCCTTGGCGAAGATTGGTCGGAAAGCTTCAACGAGTGTTTCGGTGCTCGCTTTCTCCAAGCCGGTTTGCTTTGCGTAAACGACAAGCTTGCTGTCTGGCTCTGCCGTGGTTGCTACCTGTTCAACGTCGATGGTTGCTGATTCGTTCATTGGTTTTGCTGGGTTGGTGTTTGGGTTTACTTGGCTTGCCTTTCTTTCCGCGAGAGCAACATATCCAATTCCTCGTAGCGGTGCGCCGGTATCTCGGCGAACTTTGGCGCTTTGGAGTTCGGCAATGCAAAAGCGAGGAACGATTGCGCGCAGTCCAGAAGTTTTGCCCGTCGCTCGAATTCGTCGGCTTGCTCGGGCGTGATGAATGCGTTCGGATCGCCTTCAACGCGCGCATCCTCGTTCTCGTTGATCCTGGATTTCAGGCTGAACATCTTGATTACCAAATGCCGCCATGCGCTGGTCGTCGCCCCCGTGTCCGCTGCTGTGGCGTCCTTCATCCGATTGGTGTTGCCGGAGCGCACGGAAAACTCGCGCGTCTCTTCGTGCCCGTCCTTGTGAATGAGCGTTACAATCGCAACGCTCCGTTCAGCGTCGGCTCGCTGGCCAAATAGCATGGTAAATCCGTGCCTGAGCAACACCGGATCGAGTCCGGCTGACAATTCCGTTTCGGAGCAATAGCGGTAAGCCGGTTGGCCGCTGTCTGTTTTCGCCACTTTGTCAGCGTAGAAATTCATCTTGGCGATCTCAGTCTTCAGTTCGAAGAACGCTCGATTGAACTTCTGCTTGTTCTCGGCGGCGATCTCGTCGCGTCGCATGGCGATGATCTCCTTCACCACGGCGACATTCTCGGAAGTGATTCCGCCGCGAACGGCACTCTCAAGAATCTCAAGAGACGTTAGCATCCTGGCTGGCGTGGATGTTTGGGGGGCCAATTCTAGCTGCGGCCTTACGGCCAATGTGTCGTTCTTCATGTTAGTCGATGCTTTTTCTAGCGTCGGTTAAAGCTTCGTAAAGAGTTTCCCCGGTAGAATCGCCAGACCACGATAGCGGAGCCACCGATACCACGGTGTCGGTGAAAAGTATCTGGCAGTCTTTGCCTAGTGATCGCGCCACGTTCTCCACAATTCGACAAGCCGCAGCAAGTTCCTGTGCGTCGTTATTCATGGGTTAGTTTGCTTCATGTGCTTCGCGGAGAACTTTTCCAACTTGGAGAGCTGTTCGTTCATTTTAGCTGCTCGGGGTAGGCGAGCACCTTGCGAGTTTCATCTTGCAGCTCAACCGTTGTGCTTTGCCCGTGACAGTGCGGACATGTCCAGCACGTCTCCGCAATCCAGAACCGCCCAGACTCCCGCCAGTCAATCGAGCTACACGCGCCGCAATGCGGGCAACGGATATTGTGATAATGAGATTCCGGGATTTTCATTGCTGCTTTTCGTTCAGCGCCTCGGCTTGCGCGATGGCGTTTCTCAGTTTGCAGATATTCACGCCGACTTTATAGGCGTCATCTTCGCCACAGATAAACATTTGATCCTCGTGCATGGCCAGATGCAGCTTGGCCACGCTTAGCAAGCTGTCATGGCTCGCCTTGAGCGCGTTGTAGTGGGCGCGGAACCGTTCAATCTGCTGGGCGGCATCGTCCGTCCACGGGTTGCCCAGGACTGTGCTTTGGCCATTTGTGCCAGAACCATGCAAGGAGCCTCCGCCTCCGTCTCCGCCAGCGCCATACGGCGCGCTTTGGTCTGCTTCGTCGTGAAGTTCGTCTTTCATGGCAACACCCCTTTCGGGCCAACAATTTCGCGCCGATATTTTGCAAACCGTTTCCAGCACGCCCAGGAAAGCTTCAAACCTTCCCTTGTCCGCTTCCGCCCAGTGCGTTGCGCGCACGTCCACGTTCAACACTTCGGCTTGGTTGGCTTCGTCGATCATATCGCCTCACGGTTTGAAAGAGCGTTCCCGCCGTGAGACATGCGCCCGAAAGCGTCAATCGCAGGCCGCGAACCTGCTCGGGAACGCTCCAAATTTGTTTTGCTTTAAGTCTCACTCAGAACCGGCGCTCTGTCCGGTTCGGGGTGTTACTTGTTGTAGTTGCGCTGTGTTCTCACCCAAGAGACAGAATCAGCCGCGTGAGCTTCCATGATAATTCCTCGCGGTGGACATGCACCGTAGCAGTCTCGCAAGTAATAGATTTGTGTCCCGTGAACACGATGCACGCGATAAATCACAGTTGGCCACTGCGGGCGAAAGAATAAATCGCCGACTTCCCACTTTGGATATTTCCTCCGCTTGGGCTTGGGTGAATTGTGAGCCTGAATGAATTTATCCAGAGTCATACGATGGCGCTTACTACTCGCGTTTTGGCTTGGCCCTTAATCAGGCGCTCGACTCGCGCGCACAGTTTCCCCGCCTGCTCTCTGGACAGTCCGCGTTCATCCTTAATCTCAACGCTGATACGTACAAGGGTTTTGCGGTCGTCGTCATCGGCTGGCCAATTTGGGGTGTGTCCACTGAACCAACTTTCTGGCTGGCTCATCAAGCGGTGAAGATCGTTGCGATAACTCATAATGGGTATGCTCGCATTTCCGGTTCGTCGTAAACAAAACAGCGGCGAGCCTGATCGAGAATCACGGTGTCTATATCCCAGTCATGGCCGAAGGCATGGGTTTGGAACACTTTCACCTTGCCGTCAGGCGATACCCGAATTGCCTTACGACCAAAAACCGCCTTGCCGAAAAAATAGCGTTGCGCTGGCGCTGGTAGGCGAATCCATTTGTCCTCCAATTCGGAGAGCTTCACCGCTTCAAAAAATCCAAGGTGGTCCTTTGCGCCTTGAAGGTAGAAAGTCTGTCCCTTGGTATGCCTTGCACGCGCCAAAACAGTACAAATTTGCCAGCCGGGTTTGTAACCAATTTCGGTGCTGACAACTTGGTTGCCCGTGTCAACGTCGGGCGAATTTGTTTCTTGTCTCACGTCCCTAATCTACACGGGCGCCAAAACGAGCACAATCGGGGAAACCCCGCGACGTGACTACCGTATTCTCCCCGATATAACCCGGGCCAAACCTTGGTTCACGAATAGTAGGTCCCCCGATTGCGCGCGGATTCTGAACGTGATTGAATCCTGTTCGCTGGCCAGAAGCTAGCTCCCGCGTCAGACCGGGATTGAAGAAAGGCAACAATGGAAAATCCGATAACAGTTCTAGCGAATGTGGCTCGCGGATACGCCACTGATTCACAATGCGAAAACGCACTCAAGCGAGATGTTGAGTTGACAGAGGCTCTAAGTAACGCTTACGAGGCAATGCTGGTAATGCGCGCCATGCTCGCAAAGGCTGACGTTTCCTTGAAAGGCGGAAAGCTTCAGCAAGTCATCGACTCGGTTGCGATGACGCTTCATCCGGTGAAAGGGCAAGTATGAAAATGCGCCGAATCAAAGTGTCCTACGTCGTGAACATCTCGGATCAAGAATACAAAGCGCTTGTCGCCCTTGGCCGGGAATGGGGATTGGACTACGACACGAAAACAACGGTTGCGCGCCCTCTGCAAATCGCCAAGCGAGCGTTGCGTAATTCCGGCGAATCGGGTTGCCTCTCACTCATTCCAACAAACAACTGCGTGTTTTGATTTTATGCACAACGAACAATTCCACGATCACGCGAGCCATTTAGCCGCTCACGCGGGCAAGTCCTCAGTTGCCGCCCGGTCTGAAGTGAGCGGCTTTTAACTCTCAAAACTTATGACAACCTTACAACCGAAACATGCAAAACTCAGCGCCGTAGGTCTTTCAACCTTCCACGGACGCGAAGTCTATCCGTTTTTTGTCGCGGGCTGGCTCACGCTGGCCAATGGCAAAACTGAAACGTTCGCTTGGCACGTCCCTGATTTGAACTGGGGCGGCTTTGACTGGTCTTCCGTCCAGATCAAACCGGACGTTGCCGCGAAAATGGTCGAACTACAGACCGCTCAAGAAATCTGGATTAGCTACGCCCGGCCATGAATTCGAAGCAATGCCCAAAGTGTAGCGCGTGCTCACCAGACAACGCCGCTAGTTGCCGAGACTGCGGCTTTCAATGGCCGGTGCCAATCTCTCACGCGGACTATGTAGCGGAGAGTAATCGGAATTACGACTTGGGCCGAAAGCACGCGCAGGACGAATCCGTTCCAATGGAAAGCGCCTTGTTGCGACTATTCCTTTCCTGCGCGCACCTGCGGCTTAGGTGTGAGCAAGTCTGTCCGTCGATCAAGTCATTCTCAGACTGGGAAGACAACACGAAGGCAATGCAGAACGCCGAGAACGTGCTCCGCTAACCCTTAGCGCAAACCCTCACGCCGCTGGCCGCAAAACTTATGACAACACCGAAAACCGGGTAGTGGCCTGATTTGATTTTTCATGTTGACAATAGCTAACAGATCGGTATTCTAGCGGCACAATGAATACAACAAAACGTTTGGTTGATAAGTTGATGGCGATGGAAGCGAGCACGGCTGACAAGGGTTTGCTGGACGTGTCGAGTGTGGACCTTGCCGAAGCATATCGGTTGGCCCGCGAGGTTAACCGAGGCAGCGATAAGTTCAGCCGTGACAATGAAGTGTTTGTGGCGATAAACACGTTTGCGACATTCTACCGCTTCGACCTCGCGAATGGTGTTTACGCCAACTCGCCATTGATGCAGGACTTTGACGGTTCTGCTACGGGCTACTGGGAACGCCGCGCGCATTATTTCGGTACTTCTGACGAGGAGCTTGCTCAAATCAAGCGCGACATAGCGGCTGAGGTTAAAGAGGAAAGGCACAAGGAGCTTCAAAAACATAACGCCAAAGCGAACGGGGGTGCGCTGTGATCACCATCGAATTGGAGCGATGCCCGTTGTGCGGTCACACTGCCATTCAAACAGTGAACAACGGCGTCGCGCGGGTAGCATGTTCGCGGTGCGGATTGAACATTGAAAGCTGGATACTTAACGAAGCTCCGGTGGTAGCAGTCAACCGGGTTGTCGCGAAGTGGAACAAGCGCGTAACCGCTGACCTTCTTGCAACCTTGCAAGGGATTGCGGATTCGGCTGCGCACATTGGAAACAACGTCACGCCGAGCATGATTGAGCGGGTGGCTCGTAAGGCCATCGCCAAAGCCAACCCTTGACCTATGAACCGACTCACTAACGAAGACCGCGCGCGCGCCGTTGCCTGCCTTGTGGAAGGCAACAGCCAGCGCTCCACTTGCCGCATGACTGGACTCGCAAGGCAAACCGTTCAGCGGCTCGCTGTGGACCTTGGTGAAGCGTGCGAGAAGTTCGCCGCAAAAGTCATGGTGAACCTGCCATGCACGTCGCTTCAATGCGACGAGATTTGGAGCTTCTGCTACGCGAAGCAAAAGAACGTTCCATCGCATCTGCGCGGTACTGGCAAGGCCGGGGACATCTGGACTTGGGTTGCCATCGACCGGACGACAAAGTTGATCCCAGCTTGGTATGTGGGCGACCGCACAACGATGAGCGCCTACAAGTTCCTTCGCAACCTCTCGCCCCGTCTCGCGGAGCGCGTTCAGATTGCGACGGACGGGCACAAGGCTTACGCGCTGGCCATGAAAGGCGCGTTCAACGGCTCGCCAGTCGATTACGGAACGGTCGTGAAGATTTACGCGGAGCCGTGGGGCGAAGGCAAATACAGCCCCGGCGTCGTCACCGGCGCGAAGCGAGAGATTGTCTTTGGCGCGCCAGACCGCGACGCCATCTGCACAAGCCACGCGGAGCGGCAGAACCTCACGATGCGAATGGGAATGCGCCGTTTCACCCGCCTGACCAATGGCTTCAGCAAGAAAGTGGAGAACCATCGGCTCGCAGTGGCGCTCCACTTTGTTCACTACAACTTCGCGCGCATCCACCAGTCGCTGCGCATCACTCCGGCGATGGCGGCGGGCCTGACTGACCACGTTTGGGAGCTTTCCGAGATAATCGGATTGCTTGAGACTGAGGAGGCTGCTCTGTGCGTTTAATCGCATCTTGCACAACGCTGAAGGCCAGCGCGTTCGGGTCTTGCGGGCGCTTCTTGCGCTTGCCGCGTTTCTTTCCTTTGGGCCAACCGCCAAGCTTCGCGTTCTCGCGCGATGCTTTGGCCTTGGCCTTTGATTTCACGCTGCCAAGCAGCGCACCGATGTTGACTTCGTGCGTCGTCCCGCACGCTGGGCATGTAACCTTCATGCCCCGACAATACTGAACTGTTTCCTATGTGCATGACAAATTTCAAATCAGGCCACTACCGAAAACCGATACACCTCGCGTGACGAAAAGCGTAACGCCGGTTACGCCCCAAGCAATCGAGCAAACCCAAACGCCCACAAATCCGGTGTGGCAAGCGTTGGCACTTCATTTGCCTTCCCTTGTTTCCATGAACGATACGCGAACCTTCAAACCCATCGAGCAAATGACGGAAGCCGAAATCAAAGAAAGTGCGCGTGCGCTCGATCTCGCCTTGCAAGAACTTGGCAAGGCATCCGAGAGCATGGACAAGCAATCATCCGTCAGACTTAACGACGCCAAGTCGTAAGCTCGATCTCACTTCACGCCGCTGGCACCATTCCAGCGGCCTTTTGCTGTACGGGGGCTGAACCAAGTCTCGCCACTGCCAATCAAAGCCAGCCTCAAGTCAACGTGGGGCGATTTCAGCCCACTCTTGACGACAGTCACAAGGTCTGGCATTGCTGAGCCATGCTCGAAGCCTTAGCAGAGCCGTCTCGAATCATCGGAATACCCTTCACGCCAGATAACGCCGCATCCAATGCCAAGCGCTCATGGGAAACTCGCCGAGCGCGGCCACAGCGCGAAGCCGATATTGAAGCCAAGCGCATTCAGGCCGATTTGTCCCTAGTTGAGGAGCAAATCAGGCGCGCACGCAAAGAGCTAAATGACGTTGACTCAGGCTATTGCGAACATTGCAAGCGTCAAGGGATGCCACCGCATCACAGAGCGCAGTTGATGAAGGCTATCGACACGCTATTGGAGCGCAAGCGCATCCTCCTTTGTCGGCCTGGGCCTGGAACCGTCAAGAGTAGCCCCCGCCAGAGCCGAGACCGCGCTCCGATTGCGCCTGTTGATGCACCAAACCCGCCAGAAACTACGCCCTGATTGTCAATGGTTTACGTCAACACTACCCATAAGCAGTATTGTGCGTAGTACAGTTTCAGAGCAAGGCATCTCTTATTTCTCTGGCCGGGGGTGGTGGCGGGGCCACCGGGTAGGAGGGGGAATTTGCGACAGGCCATGCACGTATGACACCCACGTTTTACGCGCAGTCAATTTTCCCAATGTTTTCAGGGTGGCGACCGGGGAACCGGTGTTCAACCCATAGTTTTACGAAACCTGATTTTCTGGGACGTTTTGAAGTTATGATTGAAGTGAAATGTTGTCGTTGTCTGGAGTTGCTCGATGAACCTGGGGCGCTGGTATTCAGTCCACCAGTTCCGAACGAGAAATTTGGGGATGTTTGTGCCAAGGATCACCTTTGCGTTGATTGCTACGCTGGCCTGATCGGATGGTATGAGTCATGGAACGAAGAGCACGGCGATCAGAGTTCGATTGCCGAGTGATCTTCTGCCTTCCCCAGCGCAGCGTTTTGATTGAGGGAAGGTGGGTTGGGATGAACTTGCGTCGGATATTTCCCCCTGTACCCCCATCTGATCTGATCTGATGCGATTGTCTTTCATTTTTTCTGGACAAACCGGACATTTCCGGGACAATCGGAGGACATGTCCAAGACTACGAAAGTGTTTATGGCGGGGTTCCGAGCGAGGCTGCGGGCGTATGTGAAAGCGGAGATGACGCACTGCGGGCACGACGACTTGGTGCTGGAGGCTACCGAGAAACATCAACGACTCATTGAGTTTGTGCAAACAGAGCACGACGCGCTTGCTCGGAAAGCCGGGTTGCCGTGAGTGGATTCACGTTGCTCTGGGGAAAAATTCTCCTGTCGTCGATCTGGATCAAGGAATCGAAAGAAACTCGGATTGTCTGGATCACGCTGCTGGCGCTCCGAGATCAGAACGGGATCATTCAGTCCTCTTTGATCGGGTTGGCGGATGCGGCCAAGGTGTCAAAGGAAGAGTGCCAGCAGGCGTTGGACATTTTTCTTGCACCGGACCCGGACGACACGAGCGGCGTGGAAGAAGGCAGACGGATACGGGTAGTGCCGGGCGGATGGCAGATTGTGAATCACGATTTGTATCGGTTTTCCACTGAAGCCAAGCGTGAGTTTTGGAAACAGCAAAAGGCGGATCAGAGGGCGAAGAAAAAGGGCCGTAGAAAACTCAAGGAGCAGTTTCCCACCACGCCGCCCGGATCACCCGACGAACAGAAAGCAGTGAAAAAATTCGAGAACGGGGAAATCACGATGGATCAACTTGGAGACGAAGGCACATGACTGATACGCAAGCCGCCTATCGTGAATACTTGAAATCCGATCACTGGCGAGCACTTCGGATTCAGGCATTCCGGGTTTATGGGCGGAAGTGCTACAAATGCCCTAAGCGTTTCGGGCTGGACGTTCACCATTTGCGTTATCGCCATCCGTGGACGGCCTGCACTGTTGAGGATGTTCGCCCGTGCTGCCGCAACTGCCACGAGCTTGAACATGGCATTGTGCGCGTGGTCGCCGTGCGGGTGAAGCGCGTGTGGCAAAAGAAGCAGCCGCGCCGTCCGAAAAAGCAAAAGCATCTCAAGAAGAAGAACCTTCGGGTGTTGCGCCGGCAATGGATCAAGCGGGAATTAAATCGAGATGCCGCCCTGTCAAATCTTCACTGGAAACGCCGGAACTGGTCGCTGTGAACTTCAGCCGTCACTTGTGGGCGGCTGAGAAAAACGCCACCGGCCAGTCGTGCGAATAGCCCCGCCGTGTTCATCAACTTTGACGTGGGAATGGCACGAGATGACCAGTGAAAAGTGAATCCACCTGTAGCCGCGAAAAGCCCTTGGTGAGCATCCGGGTCTTTCGATCCCCGGCAGCATGGGTGGAAAGTGGATAGATTCATGGCTTTACCTGAGTCACATGAAGGTTCCAGACGCCGTTCTGCTGGGTGCTGGCGATGGTTTCGAGTTCCTCGCGCACCGCAGCGGCAGTTTCGGCGTATTTGTATGGGCCGCGAACTACGAGATGGTTCCGGTAAGCATCGGTGAAGTACCATCCCGGTTTAGAAGGGCGGCCCCAGGTAATGGACGACTCGTTTGATGAGTTGAGAGACGGTTGCCTACTTCGTTCTCTCGGGGCCGTTAAGTTTAACTGTGTCCGTGGCACGGAAAACCAATTGCCGCACTTTCCCCGATGGCGCAAGAGGAAATTTTACGGGTGGTTAAATCTCGTAATCGGTTTCGGTTATCCGATTTCCCCGGATGACTGAAGCCCGGAACATCCTGGCGATTTCGATGAGAGCATCCATTTCCCAAGTGCCGAGTTTGGATTCACCAGCAATGTGCAGAGTTGCCGTCTTTTCGCCGAGTGGGAACTGCCACTGATAGGTTTGTATATTTGAAACCGATGAACGCGGCGGTGAGACTGAACAAAGCGCTGATGGCAACGGCGAGCGCGCTGGGGTTTTCCATATTGGTTTCGGATTTTCGGTTTTCATTTTACGTCGAGAGTTGTGATGGCGTCGCGGGCTTTGATAATTGCTTCGCGCGCGCCCAGAACGCCAGAGTCACAGTCAATGCACATGTCTGCCGCTCGCGTCATCCCGTCACGGTAGGATTCAAGCTTGATTTCCAGGATCACGCTTGAAATCACGGTTTGCCCGTTGGTGAGAATCGGGTTGTATCTCAGCCCGTTTCCAAGCGCTTCCGCCATCTTGCTCGCCCATTCGTGCTCAGTATTCACTTCGGCTCCTTCCCATCGGTGAGTTTGGCGTGACTGAATTCAACTGGCCATTCACCGTAAGTCTGGTTTCGTCCAAGCTCTGGAATCTCGACTAATAAGCCGGTGTATTCCCATTGGGAAGCGCCTTCATCTCTGGCAGATACTTCGTTACTGCTGAGTCCTTTTACTGTACCGACATGCGGACCAATCGAGCGGCCATATACGTCGCGCACAAAGCAGCGAATGGAGCGCCCAAGCCACCGTTTGAGAACCATATCAGCATTCGATGGCGGATTCACTTTGACTGCTCCTTCCCATCGGTGAGTTGCGCTCCGTTAACACGACCAGCTTCGTAAAGAATCGCATTGGCACTTCTTGTTATGGCGTCCACCGTGATCCAAGGAATCACGTCATCGCTTTTAGCGGCCTCTTCAATCCTTACAAGCCACGTCCGCAGCAGGTTCACTTCGTACACTATGACTTCGCGGTATTTATTTGGATTCATCGGTGAGTTGCGTGAGGGCTTCTTTTGCGATGTCGGCCATGTTCATACAACTGCCAATCATCTCGGAGTGGAACGGGTAGTCACGCAATCGAACGAGCGCATCCGTGGCGATGCGCAGTTTGTCTCGCAGTCCGGCATTCTCTTTGGCCATGACTTGAGTCGCGCCGAATGAACCTTCCGTGATGAATTTCAACTCCGCCTTCAACCGCTCGACCACCTGCTTGAGCAGCGCGGGCGGTTCGGTGGAGGAAAGTCGTTCTCTTTCCTCGCAAAACTGGCACCGTTCCACGGCGATATTGGGGCAGGGAACGACGGCTAGTAAGCCGAGCGCGCTATGCAGCTTCGCCTCCTCCCGCTCTCGGGCCGAACGTTCTTCCGCGAGTTGCTTTCGCACGGCGACAAGCTCATCGCATTGATGCTGCATTAACTCGCTCTGTCTTTGAATCTCATCGCCTTTAAGCCGGAACCATTCTTGGGCATCCGCGAGTTGGCGCTGGAGCTCGTCGCGCTCGGCGCTGAGGCAATAATAGCAAAGGTCAGCTTTATCAGTATCTGATCCGCATTTGGTGCATTCACTCATTCAAATCCTTTCCGTGTAGTTCAATCTCAGTTCGTTCGTTCTCCGGCCTGCACACTTGCTCCTGTTTCACCGTCAGAACTATGTCTTTGCCGGTGTCGTCTCGGATGAGTCCGGCGTATCGGAGGCAGTCGATGAAATATTTCGGACAAAGGTTGTCAGGATCGCAGAGCCTTCTCCGGAAGCTTGTAACGACGACATGAATGCGTTCTGGGTACGGACTTTCTCTTCGCGCCTCTCCCACGGGTTCATGGCGAACAATCGGTTCAAGCTCGGAACGCGGTGAAACACGACGAGCTTTAGATATGGCTTGCCTTCGTTCATAGTCGATTCGCTGCTGCTCAGTCCATGACGGCATCTACTTCGCCTTTCTCCAAACAACGGTGCCGTCGCTGCGGAAGCCGAGTTCAACGTTGGTGCGATTCGATCCGACCCCGCTTTCCAGAAGGAACTCGTAGGCTATGTGTCCATAGATGGCGTTCGTTCCGTAGCGTTTCACATGCTCGGCGTATCGCAATTCTTCGTGACGCCTCATGTCTTCGTTAAACCAAGCCGTGGTGAGCTTGGGAGCCGCAGCGATTCCGATCAGGCACATTCCTGCAAGCAGGATCAGTAGTTGGTTACGTTTCATTTCCATGTTTCTCCATTTCTAATCAAGTCGTCGGTTGAAAGCGCGGCGTTGGGAAAATGCTTGCGCGCGTGCAAGGCACACAATGCCATCCATCCGCCGCCCATTGTTGGATAAGCGGCTACAGTCGGTTTTTCACAGAACTCGACTATTGTGCTATGGCTTTTACGCTCCGGTTTATTTCCAATCATCACCTCGCAAACACAACTGATTGGAGCCGTCTTCCAATCCTTAGATGTTTGGTGCTTCATTTTGTTTGTTCTTTCTCCGTGTCTCCTTCAGCTTTTCCACTCTGCCTGACTGTCGTCCTTTGGTTGGTTTTGGGTATCCGCAAAAGCACGGTTCCTCTGGGACTACGACGGTTTGTCGCAGCTTCTCGTATCGTTCAAGAACCGCTCTGCCGATTTCAAAATCAGTCTCGGTGTTCATTTGATACTTCTCAAATGCCATTGCGGTAAGATTTCATTTTCGTCTCGCGTCTTGCAGTCGAGACACTCATCGAAGTTTTCATCACCGCAGCGGCAGGCTGCCGCCGATTCACCGCAGATGTTGCAGATGCGCTTCGTTCCATCACACCGGAAGCAACCGCGAGCTTTGAAGGCTGCCAGTTGCGCCGCTACCGCTGCCGAACAAGGCGCAGGTCCGCGTAGCTCGGATTGGTTCTTAATCGCCCGCTTTTTCATACTCAATCCTCTCGCGATAAGTCAGGCCGTAGCTCTCCGGTTCATCAAACGGGCAATCGCAGCCGAGATTGCTGCCGCAAAATTGGCACGGTTTTCCGTCAACATCGCAAGCGGTTGTCCCGGGCGGCAGATTCCACGTTGAGTTCATTCCTTCACCTTCACGTTGGCTTTGAGCAATTCGACTGTGTTCTTGAACGCGCGCCGCAAAAGCTCGTCGCTCAGTTTGAGTTCGTAAACGTTTCCGCTGCGGCCCATGCCAGCCATGACGCAATCCGAAATGTGTTCGATCACGTCGATCAGATTCACGTTGGCGGGCACACCATCTTCCTTGTCGAGATGGTGGCGATGGATTTTGCGGTGATTATCCCACCAACCCGTTTGCTTGAAGCCCGTCACGAAGTCGGCATGAAACCAGTCGATTGCCGTAAGCTTGTCGTAGTCGTGTTCGCCAGCCGCTTCGGTGATTTTGCCATTGAAGAAGGCGAGTGCTTTTACGATGTCCCCGATGTGCTGGCGGCTTGATGCTAGCAATGTTTCCTTCGTCGTATTGGCGAAGTCGCATGTGCGAGTGTCCGCCGTTGCTGATTTTTGTATTTCGATCACAACATCTCCTTCTGTTCGTGTTCCATCGGCGGCTGGCACCCGAAGATTTCTTCGTACGCCCATTTTTCGGCCTCAGCCTTGGTTGCGTGCGAGTCCATGCAAATTCCGGCGCGTTCTTCGAACAAATATTTCTGTTCTTCTGTGGCGTTATTCGGCAGTTGCATTGTACTTCTCCTTAATCGCCTCTTCCCGAGTCTGCCACCACTTCCCATTCGGATCGCCTAGCTCGCGATCAAAGACCCAGTTTCCAAAGCCGGTTTCGCGGCCAGAAAGGAAGCCAACAGGGACTTCGATGGCGATGGCCAATGGCAGAAAGATCAGTTTCAAATTCATGTCTCCACAAAAATGGTTCTGGTTCCAAGCTTCAGGAACTTGATTGCGCGATACTTCCCGCGTGATTTTCGCATCGTGATGGCGCTCACTGTGACGCCATCGCGTTCGGCCTGTTCCATCTTCCACTGTTTCAGGGGTAGTTTCATCGTTTCCTTTGTGGCCCGGTATTCGGAAGCCCAAGCTTGTCCCTGCGCCGGGCTTCAGCGAACATCGGGCGTCCATCGCAAACCCGCACATGCGAGTCATAATTGATTTTTCGAGCGGCGATCTCCAATCCGCACTTGGGGCATTGTATTCGTTTGTGGCTCATGTCAAAGCTCCACAGAATTCAGCACTATCTCGCTGTACATCGGCGTGGCCTTGGCGAGTGCGTCGCTAGGATCATCCGACTCCACGATTTCCATGCGGATAAATAGCGGCTGGCCATCAACAGGCCGAAGCAACGAGCGTTCCTGTTTCGTCGGCTGCAAAATCCGGTGCATCGGCGTGATCGCGGTGTGTGCCGCGTAGAGAATTGCGATCTTCACGCCTTAGCCTCCTGAATTCGTTTCTCCGCAGTTTCGCGCATATTCACTTGGCTGGCAGGAATCGGATGCCAGTTGGACGCAGTAGCCGTTTGGCTCGTCTGACACGATAAGCAATAGCGCATGACGGCCACTTCCTCGCGGCCAGTCCGTCCCTGCCAAAGTGCGTGCTCGTAAAACCAATAGTGATCGCACTTCGTTTTGCGCTCGCGGATTCCGGGTTTGGGTTGGGTTGGTTTCATGCGTTGAAAAGGTGTTTCATCAGTCGATCTGCCATTCGGCCAGCAAGCTCGACGTTTTGTTTACCGATTTGTGAATGGCCGACTTCTGCACACATCTCGTCGAAGATCGGCATTTTGATATTCGCATACCATGATTCTCGGAATGCAGGATCACGCTGAAGCTGCTTGCTCAAATACCGCACAGCCCAGCCAGTTCGCCAGTGCCATAGATTCGTGAGCCAGATGCGCGCCATGTCAAGTGGTGTGGAGCAGGAACAAACCTCGCTTGAGTCGATCTTGGTTTTGGTGTCGATGGATAGCGTCGTAGGTTTCATACGATTCCTTTCATCACTTCGCTGATGTGTCTAGGTTTGGTTTCCACCTTCTCCGCCGCGCGCCCGCTCTGTTCCAGGACGCGATCACGAGCGGTTTTCCTGGCGATCAGGTTCCGTTCCCATGCGCTGGCTTCACCGAGTCGCGAGTTGAACAGTTCCGGCTCAAGAATCTTGTGAATCTGCAACCGATCCCGGTACTTCGGCTCGCGCTTGGAGTTCTGCCACAACATGAATCGCAAAACGGTGCGAAGGTTCTCTGCCGTGAACTCGTTCCGGTGAAAGTTGTAGAGTAACCGTTCGGCGGGCTTGTATTTGCACTCGGTCTGGCCTGTCATCTCGACGAAGACGGCGTAGATTGCGCGGAGGGTTTGGGTCATATCGAAAAATCTTCCTCCACTGTGCGAATCGCCTCTGAACGCTTGATGTTGTGGAGTTGTTTGTAAATGTGCTTCACCTTCAATTTTCGGGCTTTCTTACGGCATTCCTTTAGATCGACGATGTGGGTCGTGTGAAACCCAGCCGCCTGAGCCAGCCGCTGTGCTTCTTGATCTATGGCTGCAAAATGCTGCAACGGGAGCAGTCCGCGAGCGACTTCCACGAACAATGTTTCCTTTGCCAGCTTCGCGGCCTTTTTGAGAACGTGTTGACGGTGCGAATAGAGTCCGATCTGCCGCTCGAACTCGGCCTTCTCTGGCGGCGTCAGCGCATCGTTCCGTTCTTTGATTCTTAATTGGCAAAGCGATTCGTAAATCTTTTGCGTCTGATGCAGGTAGCCTTCATACATGACAGGCGATCCAGCGAGGTGCTTGTAATCGCCATTGGCGTTGATGCGCGTGGAATAATCACCGCGCATCTCCTGAAAGTGCAGATTTTTCCCAGCGGATTTGCTCATGGCTTTTTCTTCCACGCGGTTCTGCCGTAGCGATCCTGAAGCAATCGGATCATCTCTGTGTATGCCGCCACCTTACCGTCGAGCTTCGCGTGCGGCACTGTGCCACGCTCAAATCGTTCGCGGGTTTCCACTGCGGCCCTTCGTTGCGCTACAGCGCCATGCCAGATAAAGTAAATGGCGTTTCTGTGAGTGAGCGGGAGGAGGTGATTGAACTGGCCAAGCTGTTCAACTGCCGACGTGTATTTCAGCAGCAGTTTAAGATCGCGAGATAGTTTCATACTCAGTGTCCGAATCGGGCGACGTTCATTCCTCAGAATCCTGACATTCCAAAACCGCCGTGTTCTCAAAGAGAAAATTTATGGCGATTCGTACGCCGGTTGCAGTGCCCTTGTAGTGCGCTTCTTTCACGACGTTCCCGCTCAGCTTTTCGGCGAGTGCGTATCCATTCCACTCACGTTCAATGTCTTCAAGCCCTGCAATAATGTCTTCAATTTTCATGGCTCAGATTTTTCGGGAACCCACAGATTCAGCGTTTTGAGGAAAGCTTCTGCCCTCTGTGCAGCAGAGGCGGAAAATATTCTCGTGCTGCCGGCCCGATAAACAACCCAGCCAAGCTCATCGAAGTATTTATCGAGATCAGTCAGCACCTTCTCGGCGGAGTTCATGGCGTTCAAATCGTTCAAGTAGTCTGGCAGCGGCACTTCATAATTGCGGCCCGGAGGAATCCCATGCGGCGACGGTTTACGCTCCGGTCCTCCAGCCCCAAGAACCGTGAGTCGACACTTCGTCCATCCGCACACTTGTCCGATAGCGATGATTTGGTCGTGAGCTTTCATGCTAAAAGCGCCGGGAATGTCCACAGGCTGTAATGAGGTTGTTCACAGTGTCCATTTAATCAAAATCCCTTCGAACGGAAGGCCGTGTTGAGCTTTGAACCAATCGTGCAGTTCAAAGAAATCTCGGAATCCATCAGCGCGTGCGAAATCATCGCACGGTTCGGCATAGCTGTTCACCGCAACGCCAGTATCGGTAATGTCGCATCTGGAGACCTCGCATATCTTCGCCTCGCGAAGCACACGCTGTTTGCTTCGATATGGTTTGCCCGTCCATTCGCGAAGACTGATTGGTTCCGCTGCCTTCGGCATTCTGGCAGGAACGGGGCGCACGGTCTGGCGCTTCACACCAGATTTGACGAGCGGAGCAAACTGCGGTTTGAACATGCGAACGATCATATTGGATGCGGGATGTTCGTTGCTGCCGAACTTGCTCTGGCTCCTTCTCCTTCAGAGTCGATTTCGTGGCCGTCCCGCGCGACCGATTCGCATGTTTGAGCCGCACTTTCCATTATCTTCCCGGCTCGCGCAGGATATGGCCTGCTCTGAGTGATCCCGGTACTGCATTGGCTCGTTGATAAGTCCTTCATGGCACAAACTCCGGGCAATCGTGTTCCAAATAGGAGTGGCCATTCCAGTTCAGGCGCCGCGCAATAGCGTCAGCCTTGTTTATCGGAGTGTAACCGCCATGCAGCAAACTACCATCTGAGCCACTGGCCAGTGCTATCGCGTCTTCGATTGGACATGCGGTGTTGTGGCCGATGTGATTCGGTTTTGGCCCTTTCACGCACCGATCACAGTTGCGGTCCGTCCACATCATAAAGCTGGTTCCGTTTGGAAAGAGTCGAAACTTTGGCTGTTCAATGGTTGTCATTTTAGAGCTTTTGTTCGCTGAATGAGTGCGGCGAGCAGTTTATTCACGCTCAATTCGGCTTGGCCTCAGCCATTTGCGTGGCCCGGTGTTAACTCGGAAGGCTCCCCGCCGCACCCATTCAATGAACTGTTTGTTCCCTGAGTGCTGGAATCCTGCAATGGTCTTTGCAGTCAGCCATTGCCCGTTGTTGGATCAGACCTGTTCGCGTGCTGCACTACGAACTGGCCTTTGTGATCGCACGATCGTTTGATTCCAGCACTCAAAGAACTGACGCGATGGAACCATCTCCCGATTATCCTCACAACCTGAAAGTGGGGTAGGGGTTTCCCCTATCTCGTCTTTTCTTTTTCGTACTGAGACACGCCAGCGCCGAATGCGCTGAGGGCTTCGAGAACCACCGTTTTGGGGATGCCATGTTCTTTTGCGATGGCAAATATATCCTGGTACGTGAGCGGCACCGTAAGTGATTTGGCGGCGCTTCCAACTGTGACAGGTTCACCAACTGGATTGCGTTTGTTTCCGAGCGTGATGTCGTAAACCAATCCAGCTTCAGGGTTCAGCTTTGTACGCAAAAAGCGCAGCGCAACATCTTCCTTGGTCTGGCCACCGAATGGAACCTTGCCACTGATTGGAACCACTTTGCCTTTTATCGTTTTGGTTTCTCCGGTGCCCATGCGAGCGCCAAGCGTCGTCACTTGCTGGTAGCCACCCCAAGGATCAACCCTTGTGTTCCCCATCACTGCTTTTCCAAAGTCAGATGAACGCGGGTCTTTCTCGTGTTTGTCACCGAATAACTGCGCGACGTTCCACAGCGCATAGCCGCCGATCAACATCCGCAAATATTCTTTGGCAACAATCTTCTGCACCTTTGCATCCAGTCCCGCTTTCACAAATGGTTGGCCAAGCAAAGTCTGAAGTCGGGATGTTAGTAGCTTCGGCGACCAAAGGAAACTTCCGGCGACTGTTTGTGTGACGGGATTCAGTTTGCCTCGCCCGGTCATTACGTTGACTAGATTCCCGATCTTTTCCAGTTGCACTTGCGTTGGCGCGCTTTCTGGAAACTCGGAAGCAAGCAGTGTGTCGAACAAATCAGAGCGAGTCTTGTTCAGGAATGTGATGAAGGCTCGGTTGGACATTCGAACTCCGCGCGCAATCGCTTTTACGGGAGCCGTGACGATAGTTTTCGCGGTGTTTCCGGTGCGAAAATCCAGCGCGGCCCAATCATCAAGGATCGAGCGTGCATTCTCTTCCGCCTTGGTGAAGCTGTGTTCGTCTAGCGACGTGTATTCGATCTTCGCAGCCGTATCCAAGCCGTTCTTGGCATTGGGGCGGTTCCTGATCTCCTGCTCGATTCGGCGAGCGGTAGTTTCAGACGCCCAACCTTTGAACATTTCCCTGAAGGCGTTCGCCGTAGCCTTCCATCGCGTAGGACTTGGAACGGCGGCGAGCAACGCGCCTGCGGCTTGACGTGGCGCAGAAAAGTCAAACGAAGCGACGAGGTTCTTCGGCAATCTCCACGCCTGCCGAATGCCGTCCTTCACTTTCTGCCAATTGGAGCGTGCCGCCATGCGCGCTTCGTAGTTCCCTTTGAGGTATTGCTGCTTCCAACGCTCGTTCTCGGCGCGGAGAGTGTTCAGCTTGTCATCCGGCACGAGTCGCAACGGCTTTTTGCGTGGCGACAGGAAATCTCCGCGCGCGATTCTATCCTGAAGGTCTGCGATGCTGTTCAGAGTGCGCGTGTGAGCCGCTTTGAGTGTGATTTCTTCCGGTGTGAGCTTGGGCTTCGCTGCGTTTCTGAGTTGCTGCTTGATCTTGTTCAATTCAGCGAGTTCCGCGCGTTTCGCAGCGAGTTCTGGAATGACTGGTTTCTCCGGCGTGGACTTCGCAGCTACGTCGCCTTCGTTTATTTGGCGTGTAACTTCTTCGATGCGCTTGTCCACTTCCGCAATCTGTGCGGTTTGTTCTTTCACGCGCTTCGCTTCCTGAAAAGCTTCGTTCGTGGCTTTGAGATGATCCACTTCTGCTGCTGCCGCCTGAGCGCGGGCTTTGATGGCGTCGATCTTCGCGTTGCGCAGCGCTGGCTTCACGGGTTCTCCGCCGAAATCGCCTTTACGAGCGCGCTCCAAACGATCATTCCACATCGCTTCGTTCTTCTCAGCGTTGCGCTCGGCAATTTTCAGTCGCGCCTCAATTGACATCGGCTCTTTCGGGAACATTTCATCGCGCTGGCGACGCAATTCGGCGAGTTCCGCGCGCTTGGCCACGACTTCAGCGTCAGATGGTGTCACACCTTTCTCGCGCACGATCCTGCTGCGCGTGGAAAGCTCGAAACGAATGTCCGCGATGGCATTGTCGAGCCGAGTCTTGATCGTTTGAAGCGAAGTCGCGAGTTGACGCACTGGATCAGTCACCTGAATCCCGCGCTTTTTCATTTCCTCGTGGATTTTCTTGGTGAGGCGGCGTGTTTCTTCAGCGGGTGGCACGCGACGCGGTCCAGTGGCGAGCGGAGCCTGATTCTTCTCGACAACATCGGAAAGCGCGGATGTTTTTTGTGCTTCGCCGCGCAGTTGAGAAAGTCTAACCTTAACGGCGTCGGTTGTGGCGGGACTGGATTTGCCGTAATCAGAGAACGCATCGCGCACTTGGCGGTCTGTCATTTCTCCGAAGATCGGTTCCAAATCCGCGCGCACCGCCTTGACTACTCCGTCCAGCGTGTTCACGCCTTGCTCGACATAAATCTTTGCAAGTGACTTGACGTACTTGCTCAATTCGCCTTCCACGAAACCATCTGCCGCCGCTTCAGTGAGTCCTTCGATGATGGCTGGCTTTTCCGATTGCTTTGAGAGCGTGCGCTTGACGGTTTCTTTGAATTCTTTCGGAACTCCTTTTCCAGCGATCCCATCGGCTACCTTTTGGCTCTCTTTGAAAATTGTTTCGAGATGGGGCGTGATTTTATCTGAGAATTCCCCAACCATTTTGGTTGACCACTTCGCGAAGTCTAACCCACTGCTGTAAAGGTGTTCTGCTCCAATGATGGCGTAGTCCCGAATGTTGGGGAGATACTCAAGCCCGGAGCCACTGCCGAAAGATATTGGGCTGGCGGCGATTCGCGCACGAGCGGCATCTGCGGCAGTCTTCAAATCTGTGCCGATGCGCTCAGCGAGCTTCAGGATGTACGGACTCGGAGCGTTTTCCTTAGCTTCCTTGAGCGTGCGCTGCAATTCTTCGTTTGCCGCGCGGAGACTGTCGGCTTCAGCAGCCTGACGCTCAGCGTCCGCGATTTTCTTTTCCAGTTCCGAGATGCGCTCAGATTGGGCTTTGACTGCCGCGTGTTCTTCCGTGGTCAGTTCACGGCCTAGCGCCTGTGCGCGCTCGCGCGACATGGATTCAAACGAATAATCTTCAAAAGCCAACGCCTGACGCCAGCGCAGTTCACGGCCAGCGTGTGAGCCGCGCGATTTCACGGCATCAAGGAATTGCGTCAGCCGCTCGCTGTGCTTTTGGAATGCAGCTTCGGCTTCAGCCTTGGCTTCCGGTGTCTCGGCAGTGAATGTACGCTCAGCGGCATCGTTCTTTGCATTGAGCAAATCTCTCTTGTGGCGCAACAACAGCGCGGATTCGTCTCCGGTAAGACTGCGGCGCGGATCAGCTATGATGGCGTCGGCCAATTCTTCAGCAATAATGGGATCGGAAGCTTTGGCTCGTTCCCAAGACGCGGCCATCGCTTGTTTCTCCGATGGTGGGGCATCTTCTAAGCCATGCCCGATGCGTTCAAGTTCAGCCGTGGCGTTCTTCAGCCCTGTGCCAGAAGGTCCAAATTCTTCTGGCCGCGCACCGCCCATGCCGATGATTTCAGAAACAGGCGCAGCGGCTTCCGCAGGTGTCGTTTTAGCCTGCGGCGCTCCAGCCGGTTCCACCGCCGCGCCTGAAATTACTGGTGCTTCGCCCGGTGGTGTTTCTGCTGGAATTGCGGGTGCAACTTCTCCGGCAGCTTCTTGTGGTGCGTTTCCTGGCTCCACTCCTTGCAGTTCCACTTCGGGTCGTTCTTCACGTAACACGCCCGCATCTGACTTTTCGATTTGAACGGCATTTTCTACTCCTTTCGTTTGTTCTGCGGCTTGAACCGACTTTTTCAATCCAAGCTGTTCAGCTTTCTCAACGGCTTTCCGTGCAAATCCAGAAACTTTAGACGGCAGTGCGGAAGCTTCGTGGCTGATTCCCGCTCCGAGCAGCGCTCCACCAGCGATGGCGCTTGTAGCGACGCGCGCAGCAGTACGTGTGTCACCAGCTTCCATAGCCTTATCGAATTCCGCTTTCTGTTCCGGTAGCGCCCACACGTACTCACCAGTGAAAATTCCCAACAGGGCGCGTCCAACATTTTTACCCATGCCAACGGCTCCAGCAGCGAATGGCACTTGCAGGGCTATGTCACGAGCGCCTTGCGCTGTTCCTTTCACAGATTCAGGCAACGCGCGAAGGACTGGATCAGCTTCAAGCGCGATGTCCGTGGCCTTGGTGACGGCCTCACGAACAGGCGGCGGAGGTGTAGAGAACTCGAATGCCTTGCCAACGATGTCCTGCGGCAGCACGTTAGGGCCAGCGCCGACTTTCTGTTGCAATTCGCGTTCGTATCCACGCCCGATGCCGGTGATTGCTCCAATCGGCCCCATGCCGATTCGTTCCTTGAGTGTGGGCGGTCGGAGCAATTCTGCCGATGGGTTGTTCGCGGCTTCTGCGGCATCTTTAGTGAGACGGCTTCGAGTAGCCGCTGCTTTCAGTTCCGGCGTTTCTCCGCGTAGCTCTGCGATGCGTTGTGCAAACTGCGCTTTTTCTTCCGGCGAGTTTACCTGCCGAAAGCGCGCAATCTCAGATTCGATCTCGCTGTCAGTCGGATGCGCGACGGGTTCTGATGGCTTGGAATGATCGTAAGCCGGAATCTCTTCGAACGGCTTGGATTCGTCGAAGGCGGGAACGTCTTCGAATGGCTTCGTCTCATCAAAAGCTGGCGCTTCAACTGGCATTTATTCTCTCCCGAGAAACTCCGCTAACACGCGGACGATCTCGAATTCCTCTGCGTCCTCACTCTCCACGGGAATGCGCCGGCGCTCAATCTTAAATCGTCTGCTGATGTGATCGAATGATCCACCGGCATCTTCAGTGGAAGGCGTCGGAGGTGGAATTGGTGGCGGAACAAATCCAATGCACGTCGGATATTGCCCGAAATACAGTCCACCAAATGTTGGTGGAAAACAGATCATATCGTGTTCCAGCCATCACCCCACAGGACCATCAATCGTTCAAAGTAGGCTTGGTATTGTGGGGCTACGGCTGAGAGCGAGTATTTTTCGACGGCTCGTTTCCTGATTTGATTTGGATCAAGAGTTTTACAGTTCTGAATGGCCCGAATAAATTCGCCGAGATAGTTGCAGCGGAAACCAGTCTTGCCGTGCTCGATTGTTTCAGTGAATCCGCCAAGATCAGTGGTAATCACTGGCGTTCCACAAAATTGCGCTTCCACGGCAACCTGATTGAACGGCTCGACATAGATCGTTGGCGTCAATACGCACTGCGCACGGCTCATCCATTCATTGCGTTCCGCGCTTTTCAATTCACCAAGATATTCCGCTCCATTCGTGACGAGTAATTTGTTTCCGTGCCCGATTACCTTGAGCGGAATACCAGCAGCCTCCGCTGCACGGCAGGCGATAACCAATCCCTTTCGCTCAATCAATCTTCCGACGTAAAGAGCAAATGGTTCCTTTTCGGATCGAAACGGAAATTCTGCCTCATCATAAA